TCTTTACTCTTCCCTACTCCCTACTCCCTACTCCCTACTCCCTACTCCCTACTCCTGAGGTGGTGGTACAAGTGTTGGTGAGTACACACAGTAGGTGGTGTGGTACTTGGTGAAACCAAGTGTTAGAGGTAATTGGTGAGTAGCAGGAGAGCAGTATTTAGGGTGACAAAAGTACAGTATTCTTAGAGGAGAGGAATAGGTGGTAGTACAGTACTTTTACACTAAGGGTAGGTACAGATTGGTAGGTTAGATTATGTTATACACTACTTTATATATCTCTATTATATGAAAGGTATAAACTCTGTTTGGAACTTTCAAAAGTACTGTACTTGAGTACTGTAATAGGTACATAAAAAGTACTGTACTTTTACGCCCAAAAGTACTGTATTTTAGGTCGAAAAGTATTAACCACTTTAGAGGGTATTTTGACATCCTGAAAGTACTATGTTATAATTGTGTTATCAAATGATAAAGAAGCGAGGTAACTAAAATGAAGAACGCATTGTATATAGTAAAGACACAAGATAACTGGTATCAATTACGTTGCTACCCTGAGCATATAGTTTTAGGGTGTGGTAAGTGTGTACAAGTACTACTGAACACTGCTAAAAGGTATGTACTAAGGTACAGAAAAAGCAGTAATTTTAAAAGGGCAGTAAGAAGTATGGAATACAACTATACTCTAAGAGAGGACGTAATGATTAGGAGACAGTACGAGTATGAACATAGAGATGAGTACTTGGACGGTTTATTACAGGACACTATCTCCTCCGCACTGATTAAAGTGAGGGAAGATACACCTTTAAAGAGAGTGAAGAAAAGGTTGGTTGGTATTAAACAAAGTACAGTACCTGTAGTAGAAAAGGTAGAACAAGAAGTAAAAAGTACACGTGGTCTAAAGAGTACTATAAAGCTAAAGAGATTAAGTACAAAGTAAAGTACTATGCACTGTAAGAGTGAAGCCGTTTAAGTACTGTATAAGTACTGTATATCTGTTACACCTGTAGAAGCATTTACACCCTGTATAAAGACCTATAGCAAGTACAGTACAAAGTACAAGAGTATTCAATCACTGATACAGTCACTAAGCGTTTAAAGCTAACATAAGTACAGTAGTACTAAAGTACTATAACATAACATAGAATACACTATAACAACACTGTAAGCCATTTTAAGCCGTCAATATTCAAAAGTACTGTACATTACAGTACATCAATAATACTATATAACACGTTTTAGACCTGTTTATGACCGTTACAGACCTACTTTGAGCGTGTTACCCTGTAAATTAATACACTGTATGCTCTGTATGTGCTACAGTGTATTTTTATTGTACAAGTTGTACAGTAAGTACAGTACTGAAATACTGTTGTATTGTATATAATGCTAAAACATATGAAAAGCATAAAAAATATCGAAAAAAGTGTTGACTATTTCAAAAAATGTGCTATACTATAACCATAGACAACATAGAAACAAAAACATCAACGACAGCAACCACTGTTATAGTTACGTCTATAAACAATGCACATTAGAAAACGCATAAGAAGTAGATTTGTTACGTCTACAGTATTAACAATAAGATAAGTTGACTGAGAAAAGCATTACACAGTTACTACAAGTACCATTAAAAGTGTTGTAGCAATGCTTAGCCGCTTTAAGTGTGCCGTAATAGCATAAACACCAGTAAATGACATACGGTAGCCAACCTGTAAGATTAGCAACCTGTACCACTACACAAAAGCAAGTACAGGATACGAAAACTCACAAGAAACTTGAAAAAATCTTTGTCACTCACTCTTAAAAATGAGTACAAAAGTGGCAGAGTGCATAGTGAATATGCACCCTGCACCATTTGTATGCAGTAATTATTGAGTGTATGGCACATTTAATAATTAGTGCGTACAAGCACTAAACAGTATGGCTATTACTACTAACCTGCTATACTGTATACTATTAAATCTAAGAGTGAGAAAGGAGTTCACTATGAATACAGTAGAACTAACACCAAAAACAAAGGCATTGACAGTTAAGAGCAAGGCTTTACTTGAAGTCAGTATGATGAACGGTCAAGTAACATTAGTAAACAATGAAAGTTTAAGACAGGTACTTCTGTACTGCTTACCTGCTCTAACAAAATTAGATGGCTATAATAGGTATGTAGACAGTGTTATAGATACAGTGTTTCATCGGTATAATCGCACGAACAAGGATAGAGAAGTTGTAGCAATCAGTTTCAATACTATTCAAGATATGGTGTGCTTGACCTTTATACTCAATGATGAGGAACAACCTTGTACACCTGCTCTATTAGAGAGTGGTACACCTGCATTCTGCTATGTACTTAATATAACAGAGAATTTGTTCTCAGAGTTCGGCTATTGTTACTTTGAACATTTTAAGCGTATAAGCTAATGAATGAAAGGAAAATAGCAAGCACTATTGCAGATACACTTAATGTATTAGGTGTCAATCCTGCAAAAGTAGCTCAAGAACTAACTAAGGAACATAAGTCCTTACAGAATACCTTTATGCAGGTCTGTTGTGAGTACATCAAGCAATGTGCAGGTGATAATTATAGCTTTGATGAACGAAACTATTTTAACAAAACAGTAGCCTGTTATATTATTAAACAATGCCCCGAACTTTAAGTACTGAACAATAGGGTATGAGTGTTACTCGTACCCTATATTGAGTACCTAAGGTACTTAGATTTAAACACATACAAGAGTGAGAAAGGAGTTCATCATTATGAACAAAAAGAACTTAACAAAGGCAGAGTTGAAAACAGTATTAGAGGGTTACGCAAATGTAGTTAAAGAAAAGTCTTTAAAAGACCGTATCAGCTACACTTTGAAGAAGTACAGCAATAGTACCAAGAAAACGGTACTTGACCTTATATCTGATATTGAAACTACGGTTGCACCACTACCTGTTGAAAATTCGGTAAAGAAGTTGCCTGCTAAAAAGACAAAGACTGAAAAAGCTACTGAACCTGAAGAAAAACCTGAGGAAAAGACAGCTAAGCCTGCACCTAAGAAGAATACTTCAAAAGGTAAGGCAAAACCAAAGCTATCTGCTCCGAAGAGTACTAAAGGTGCTACAGATAAGTCTGCTCCAATGGCGGCTATCTTCCCTGAGAAGATTGAAGATGAAAACATTGGCACGCTTGTAGCAGTACCTAACAAGTACCACACCATAAAGGAACTTAGAGAAGCGATTGAAAGTGGTGAGAAAACTTTAGTAATCGGTGCGTACTTCCCTGTACCATTGATAAAGAAATATGGCTACTCAAACTTTAATGAAGCTAATGACCGAGTACCAAAGAAAGGTTTTGCTCACGACTTAGACCTACAGCAAGTTATCTACTGTTGTGAGGGTATAAATGCAGTATATGCTCTTTCGGACTATACAGAAGCAATGTTCGTGTATAGAGACCAAGAGTTAAAGCCTGAAAAAGTTAAAGACAGTACTACAGGTGATACAGTAGCTACACGCTTTGCCAACGGTTGTGAATTTGAACTTTATGAAGTCATTACCGAAGCAGAATAAGAGCCGAAACACCCCTTTTGGGGTGTCTGTATAAGCTGACTACTTATGCACTGATGATGGCAAGTCATTAGAACTACTAAAACAAAAGAGTGAGAAAGGAAGATACACTATGACTAAAAAAACAGACACTAAAAGTCCGCTTGTAAGACAACACATTGAAAAGGTTGTACTACAGTACAGAAACGGAAAAGTTAAGAACTATAACTTGTATAAGAAAGGTATTGGCTTTCCTGCTTTGACCTGCAAAGGTACAGTACTTCCATATTGGTACTTTAGTAACACTTTAGGTGCTAAGCTGAAAAGAGTACTTAATGGCATAACAAAAGTTACAGTAGGTAAGATTAATACCTCTGTATCTGAATACTATACATTAATTTTTGCAGAGCTTAACAAACTACTTGAACAAGACAAGTGGTGGTATGATAGTTACAGTGAAAGAACAGCAAGACTATGGGAAAGAGTAAGTAAGCTGTACAGAGAGGTACAAGAAGAGTACTTAGACGACTTGGAAATACCTGAATTGGTACAACACTTCTACAACCATATGCGACCTGCAAAACCCTTTTTTGATTGGTCGAAGAATTAAGTATTGCAACACAGGGTATAAGTACAGTACTTGTACCTTGTATGGAGTATTTAATACTTCAAGAAAAACATACACTAAGAGTGAGAAAGGAACATATTATGAGTAAAGATGGAATTAAGCTAAGTAAAAAATACGGAGTAAACCCAACTATACCAATCTGTTTTTGGTGTGGTGAACACAAGAACGAAATAGCTTTATGCGGTCATATTGGTAACTACAGAAAAGGCGAAGACTTTGAAGCACCAAAGAACTGCATACTTGACTATGAGCCTTGTGACAAGTGCAAAGAAACTTGGGATAAAGGCGTCGTATTGATAGAGGTAGACACCAAACCACAAGCGGAGGGTCAGCTCCCTATACAAGACCCTTACTATCCCACAGGCAGATACGTAGTAATGGAAAAGTCCTCTGCTGAAAAGACTTTTAAACCTGAAGTACTTGAAAAGGGACTACTACTTGTACCTCAAGAGGTATTTGAACAGATAGTACCTCAAGAGGATAAAGACACCAAAGACAACGAATAGGTCGTATACTGTTAGAGTGTATTACTGAATAGGTAGTACACTTTATAGAGTATAAGACTTTAGTAGTGGGTCTGTACTCAATCCGTTAAATATTTTGAGCAGGGTACTAACGACCTCACTCAGTTAGTACCTTGAACAAAGTACTTAACGGTACTTTGGAACTACTATACTTAAGAGTGAGAAAGGAGAAACACTATGAAAATTATAAGACCTAAGAAATTGGTACAACCACCTGTAGAGGAGAAGCCAAAGCAAAGAGTGGTAGATGATGATAGCTACCCTGACTTATTAGAGAAAAAGGAATTAGTACTTGGAGATACTAATAAGTTAGTGTTTAGTGTAGCAAGGGGAGGAGAATATGGTCTCCCTATGATAGACATTAGGCACTACACCGATACAAGTAAGTATTCAGGTCCTACTAAGAAAGGTATTAGACTACCACTTGAAATGCTCTATGACTTCTTGGAAATACTTGAGGAAATTGATACCGAGTGTGACGAAAATGGAATTGAGTGATAAGGAATTTAATGAGTACCCTCTGACTGTAAAAGGTTGGAGGGTCTTATTTTTTTGTCCTGAGATACTATGGTATTTTAGGTCTACACACTGTACAGTAAGTAACTATGGTTGGTAATGAATAGCTACAGTAGTGGTGAGAAGTACATAGGTTTTGGAGGCTTAACACTTGATATAATCAGTATCTTGGCATTATATATGATTTTCATAAAATTCTATAAAAACTATTGACAAGTAGTATCGTATGTGATACAGTCTATACAGTAAATGAGCGACAACACATTTACAGTCATAACACTACTAACTGAAAAATGAGAAAGTGAGAAACAAATGAATATTGAAACATTAAACAAGTCCGCACAAGTGTTATGTGGGAACTGTAAGCAGTACCGCATATATGCAAAGTGCAATACAGTTTGCATAGATTGCCCCTTACATAGAACGCTTGAAGTCTTGAAAGCCTTGAATAACAAGTAATTTAAAAATAAATGCACTGTGAGTTGTCAACAGTGCATTTATATTACTTATAAGTTGGATAGTGACTACTCAGTACATAGAGGTATTGAGGTGTTACTCAGATACTTCTCACTGAGGTTATACTGACTTGGGTAATGGTGGGTAGTACTTCTGCTCTCTGATATAGTGCTATGGTTTGGCTTTGACAAAAAAGGTTGGTCTTTCTGAAATAGACATAAGCAAGATACCTTAGGGAGGTACACTACTGTATTAGTGGCACTATGTAGCTTTTGGTGAGAATAGCGACTAAAGGGAGGTCAAGGCTATTACTAAGGTACTATAGACCTATATAGCTACTGAGGTAAAGATGATTGGCTCTACCAAAGTTACTGCCCTATTCCGAAAGGTAGAGGTGATTTGATGGGCATTTCAACAAAAGTCCAAATAAACTAATATGCTAAAGACTTCACAGATTTTCAAGTGACTTTGCTAAAATGCAACTTTTGGGTTAAAATTCCCAAAAAGCCGAAAATTCACAATATTTTAGGTCACATTAGGTCACACAATGCTCCTATTTGAGGTCTCAAAAAGTTATATAATCTTAGTATAAGCATTACTAATAGACATATATAGGTCTTTCATAATATAGGGCATTTTAAGTGTTTTCGCCTTACTAATTCGGAAAATTTTAAGCCTTTTTTCAAGTGTACTATTTTAAGCCCTTAAAAATCAAAATAAGCACTTTTGTTATTGCATTTGCTTTAAATACTTCAACTACTTTAAACATCACATAATAAATGCAGTCAAGCATAAATAACAAATTATTCCTTGATTTGTGAATGAAATAACTTAAATATTGCATTGATTTTCTTTCTTTTGTATTTGTTCTTTGTGTTCTTCGCTTTCATTCTTTAACTTCTTTCTTTCCTGCTTTTGTTCTTCAAACAAAACTTGAAACTTAAATTCAATTTTGAAATTTTTATAAACTAAAACTAAGATTTTCAGTGAGTAGTAAAACTACTTTATGTTTGTATACAATTCACATAACAATACTTGATGTTTGCCTTGCTTTGTACTTGTTCACAACAACTTCAAAATTAAAACTAAAATTTATTTTCTTTGTCGCACTTGCAAACTTCTTATTTTAGGTTATACAATGAATAACTTATGTAAAAAAATTGCATATAATCAAAACAGACCCCACCCTTAAACCGCCTTACTTTAGTCCGCCTGCTGAGCCACACACCATAATATTGGTGATAAAATTGAGGGTAGGAGTGTACCATAAAATACAGTACTGTACAGAGGTTGCGTTGTGCAAAAGGCGAGTAAGCGTGGTGTAAAAATATTCTCGGTGTATAAAAACAGAGGTGTAAGTGTACCATAATTAAAAAAGAGTGTATAAAGACCTAAGGAAAGTGCCCTGAGAAGAGCAGAAACAGTTCTAAAAGACGGAATAAGTAAGAAAAGCTAAATTTACACTACTAAGCACTATGGATAGCATAAAAGACCTGAAAAGACCTAAAGAGAATATACTAAAATGCTAAGAATTTAAGCAGAAAGTTTTAAGTGCAAGGGTGCTTGCACTATGAGTATATACCTTTAGGTATATACGAATATAATTATATATAATATATTATAATATAGTTAATATTACACATCTAAGTGAAAAATGGAGGCGGTGTCCAATTTGCAATAGTGCTTTGACAGTGTTATAATGTAGCTACACCAAATGAAGAGAAAGTGAGGTATATAAAAATGAGGTTTGGAGTACAGTTAATGCAGTTGTTCAAACAAGCCCTTGAAATGAACAAACAGTGGGACGTAAATAAACACCCAATAATACTTATTAAGATAAGAGATACTATATTGAGATATACAGGTTGTGAGATACGGTTCAAGTTTAACCCTGTAGACAATTTAGGAGTAGCAATAATGCTTGATGATATATTAGTAGAGGGTTGTAATGAGACGTTTACAGAAGTGCTTGAGAGTGTACAAGGTAAGTACATAGGCGGACCACTTGACTTTAATATTACCTCTGCAATGGCAAATGATTTTAATGAAGCTATGTTGTTAAAGACAAGTGGTAGAGTAAATGCAAAACCTGTAATGACTATATGTTCAGATGAGGAGAAGCTAATAGTAGAAGATTTCATAGTGGAGGTAGAGTATGATGAATGAAGAGTTTAAGAGTTGCTTTTACTGCAAGTACTATAAAGACGGTAAGTGCTTGAGACTGACCGAAGATATAGACTTTGACTATGGTTTTGATGTACTGTTTGATAAGTATATCAGCGAAAGTGATATTGATATAAGTGCAGAGGAGCATTTAGTAAATGTACTGTCTATTGAAGAGGTGATAAAAGGTATTATGAATGTACTTGACCGTAACAGTGTAAGAGTAGGTATCAAGAAAAGAGTACAGATAAAAAAGGACCTTAGTGAGTTGTTGAATGGGTATTATGAAAAGTATATACAGGGCAGTGCCGAGTTCGCAAGTGATACAGTACTGAATTTAAAGAATGAGAGAGGGTTAATAAACGAAGTAATGCAGTTAGAGGTCGAGCCGACTTTCTGCTGTAAATATTGGAGGTAGTAGTAATTAACATAAAGTGTTATAAAGAATTGTGTATGTACTATGGAGTTGCAGAGTTTAAAAACTCTCTAAATGCTGTTATGGGTGATATTACATTCTATCAGTATATCAAGAGTACTTATACAGAAGAGGAAATAGAAAAGTGTAAAGTAGTTATAAGAAAGAGAGGTTACATAGTATGAAAGTTTGGGAGTTAATAGCAGAGTTAAGCAAGTACCCCGCAGGGTATGATATAGAGGTAGAAATGGTAGAGGAGGACTATACAGTAAACACTATTAAAGAGAAAGGCAGTCCCCAAATATCCGCAGTGAGTGCCGACTTAGAGAGTATAGAGAGTTATTCAGCAGGTGAGAAAATCACCCTTACAGGTAGTTTTCAGTATTAAGGAGAAATAAGTGATGAATAGAGCAGAACGACGTAAAATGAAAAAACAAGGGTATAATGAACAAGGTAAGAAAGTCTATAAATTGACACAAGACCAATTAGATGATATAGTAGTAAAAGCAATAGAGTTAAAGCGTGCAGAATTGGTGGAACAAGTAACAAGTACTGTAACTAATACGTTTTTACTGTTTTGCTTAGACGTACTACACTGTAAGTTTAATTTCGGTAAGATGAGATTGAAAAGATTTAAGTACTTTATGGACGAGCTGAGCGAACTTATCACTGATGAAGATTGCAAGACAGAGGAAGTCCGAGAAGCACTTGAAGAGAAAGTAGACTTGGAGTTTATGTACCGTTCAATTAAGCCAAATGAAATATATACTGAAAAACATTGGGGGGACTATGAGCAAGTTACACCTTACCCACAAGAGAACAAGGAGGAGTAGTAATGAGTACTTATAAGCATAAGTTACCTAATGTGGAGATTAAAAGCAAAGACAATAATGTACTTGTAATTAAGGATAATCAGTTGCTGTTTAAGCAAGAGAAAACAAAGCAAACAGTGGCAATAGCAACTGCACTGTACTTTTATCATAAATACGGAGGATTGCTTTAATAAGTACATTTATGCACCGCAGAATAGGAGAATATGTGATGAATAACAAGAGAATAGCATTGAAAGGTAGACCTTTTAGCCGATTGACTGATGAAAAGTTAAAAGAGTATCAGGAGATGTTTCAAGATTTTATAGGGTGCTTCAAGTATGAAGATAAGGAAAAAGAGGAGTTAATGCAAGAAGTTTGGAAGCTACTTTCAGACGAAGAAGTTGACCGTTGGAGTACTCAAAAAGTGATAACAGAAGAGCCGAAAAAGCCTGAGGTATTTCCTAAGTTAAAGATAAGACACTTAGTTAAACGTAGGTAGTTGACAAAAATTCATAAATGTGTTATACTTTTAATGCTGATGAAGTGATTTCTACTATTGCTAATCGCACCATTCCGATTGGTCGGACTTAAAATAGCAAAGTCCGACCCACCTCAAAGCACAAGATACAGGAAAGTTAAGTGACGTGGTAAATATAACATTGAATGTATGTTTCCTTTATATTATTCAATTTCCCCCCCAAGTTTTAAACTGTAGGTTACTACTTTTGGTCTCCCCTATGGACCTACTTAACTTGACATTTGACACTTTCTCGGTGTATGTGTTTTAAGTATCTCAAAATGTGTATCTTGTGTTTTGAGGTGGGTAATCCACCATTGGTGTTTTAGTTGTTTTGGTTATAGTAGTCACTATCCAAGGGAATACCTCGTAGCTGAAAAGCTATGGGGTATTTTTATTTTACAATGAGGAGGAATTGAAGTGAGTAATGAAAAGTATGCCGTAGGGCAGAAGATGTACTCTATTGTCAGAAGTGATGAGATAGCAGAGTACCAAATAGTAAGAGTAGGTAGAAAGTACCTTACTGTAGCACAGGTAGATGAGAAAAGACAAGTAAGTTATGATGTAAGACAATTTTATGTGGAAGACCTTTATGAGAGAGCCGAAATGGGCACACCTCAAATACTGTTTGCAAGTCGTGAAGAAGCACAAGAGTATTTGGATAGAAAGCGTATAGCATTTAAGCTATTTCACCATTTTGGAGACTACTATGCAAGTCTCACAAGGTACTCTGCTGACGCACTTAGAAAGATTGAAAAGATAGTAGATGAAGAAGAGGAGAGACTTGAAAATGCAGATAAGAGTTAATGAGATATACCGTCATTGTTCAGGGTCTTTTTATACAGTACTTGCAGTATCAAGTTTGAGGGTAAGTAACACAGAGAGCAGAGATATAGTGGTACTAAAGAAGTTATCAGCTAAAGGCGAAGTAGTTACATATTACATAGAGGACTTCTTAGCAGAGATAAGTGACACTTTAGCAGATATGTTGGGTCAGAAGTTTAAGTTTGTACAAGTAAAGGACGCTTGCTTTAGCCTTGCAGAGACTACCACAGAAGCACTTGTACAGGAGTTAAAGTCACGCACTGATAACCCTTATGCTAAAGAGGAAGACCCAAAAGTAATTGAAGTACGTTATGAGATAGGAGTTTATCGTCCTTACCCTAAAAAACAGAAAGAGCGTAAAGGACAGTATTACTTTGATAGCTTCTTATCCTTTGACACTAAAGAGGAAGCTATTACACATATCAAAAACTACTTTCATAATAATGGGCAGATAGTAATTGCAAGAGTAACAAGAGCAGAGGAGACATCTGTTAGGGAGTTAATTGACAGTACTCTAATGTAGTGCTATAATGCAGACAACACATAATGCAATGTATAACTAAAGCGTATTAGAAAGGAGAATTTAACGTGAGAAGAATTAATAGTGTAGGAGGTGCTGTTCCAAGAGTACCTGAGGGAACTTTAATAATGCCACATAACCCTCAGTGTTTAGACACTCTTTGGGGAGATGCACTTGATATTCAAATGAAGTGTAAAGATGTTATAATTGAAGACAGTGGCAATTCTAATCGCTTCTGTTTTTCGTGGTATGTAAATTCAAATGGAGACTTTGTAAAGAGTTTAGACTTTGTTCCTGATGATGTAATTACTTTAGGAACACCTGTAGATGATAATTATTGTGACGAAGTACACAGAGCATACCTAACTAAATGGTCTTTCGGACAGTTATGTAACAAAGCAGGAGTACCTACGAGATATATGGATAAGTGTATAAATTCAGGTCTACAACACCTTGTACCTGCTAATATCAATGACTTCTTGATATTTCAGAATAAAAAATTACTTATCCGTTTGTACAATGACGAAGTAAGAGGTATTCTCGGAAGTAAGTATGTAACTCTTGATACACCTGATATAATTCAGGTAGTTGCACAGTCACAGTTCCTAAGTGGAGCTAATATAAAAGGTTATGTACTTGACCCAACAAGATTGCACTTACGTTTAGTAATGAATGAGCCTTTAACAGTACAGGGAGAAGATTTATTCCCTGGTGTTGCTATTACAAGTTCAGATGTCGGTAAGAGTAGCTTAAGAGTACAATTTTTTGTGTATAAAGAAGTATGTACTAATGGACTTATGTTACCTATTTCGCAGTCTTTAGTCTTTGAGCAGAAGCACATAGGTATAGCTATTGATGAGTTTGCAAGGGACTTAAAAGATAATTTGAGCCAATGTTCTAAGTATGCCTCTAATGTAAGTGAGAGAATAGGTAAGTTAAAATTTGAGCAAGGACTTAGCCGTAAAGAGTTATCACACCTGTTAAAAATGGGTGCAGATAAGACCTTGTTTTCTGAACAAGCTATTGAGGAAGTACTTGACTTGTCTTACTGCAACTACTCACCTACACAGTGGGGTCTGATAAATGCTATAACACAGTATGCTCAAAGGTTTACTATTGAAAGACGTGTACAGTTTGAAGAGTTTGCAGGTAATTTATTGTATCGAGATATTTGACGTTTGAGGTAGTCTGTTATATAATTAGTACATAAAACGAGTAAAGGAGAAATGCTTATGCAAGAACAACTATATAACAGACTTATTTCAGATTTAAAAAAGTTGGGTATTCCTTTGAACTTTGAATTAGAAGTAAAGCCATATAGTAAAAGTTACTATGGGAGATATAACCCTAACACAAATAAGATAACGGTTTATGCCTATGAGGACAAGAACTGTACAAGAGTATATTCCTATGATAGTCTTTTGGATACAGTGATACACGAATTTACACATTATATACAGTACACTAACCCAAACTATAAGCGTGTTAAAGGCATAATGCACGACAGTAACTTTTGGGTGCTGTGCAACTACTTTAAAGACAGAATAAAGAGTATTAAACTATGGGAGGAGTTGAAAGCAAGTTGAGAAGAGAGTTTGTAGAGGTAAAAGAAAACCGCTTCTTTAAAGTACTAAACTATATACTTAGTATAGTAGTAGCTTTTATAGGGGTGTTCACTTGCATTACTACTTTCGGAGCAGTAATTTTAGTGCTTATATCACTATGTCAGCAAGATATGGTAGGTGCTTTGATGTATTCTTTAGTAAGTCTATCTGCAAGTATAATAAACAAATTCATATATTCATAGGAGGTAAATCAATGAGTGAAAGTAAAAGTAATTTAGGTATCATAATAGATACCGACCTTGATACATTCAAGGAGGATATGATACAAAGACCTATAGGACAGCTTATGTCTTTAAAGAACTTGCTAAGTTTAAAGTATAATCAGGTCAAGAGTGCTTCAACTGAATTGACTAACCAAGCTGTTAAGTTAGGCAAACAAAAAGACCCTGAGTATGTGCAAACACTACAGGGAATGAATATAGCTATGTTTAAGATAGAACAGAAAGTACTGTTTTTAAATGATAGGATAGACGATTTAAGGGTAGATTGACACTGAAAATACAGTGTGATATAATAGCTTTACAATGCAAAAAAGCATTATAAATACATTTAATACAATAATATAAGGAGGTACTTAATATGTACAACAAGATGAGTAAAGAGGGACTATTTAAAATTCGTGAGGGTATTGATTTGATTATCAATGCTATGAATGAAAAAGACACCGCAGACGTTACACCTGTCGAGACAAAGAACGTAAACAAGAATGAAACAAAAACGGCTGATGTACCTAAAGCACCTAAGAAGTCAGCACCTGCACCAGAAGAGCCAATGGCACACTTTGATAAAGAAGACCTTGACAGTATGGCATACAACGACCTAAAGAAACTTGCAAGAGATTTGGGTGTATCAGGAGCAGGCTCAAGAGATAAGATTATTGACCGTATTTTGAGTATTGACCTAAATGCTAATGAAGACGGTGAAGTCTCAGTAAGAGAAGAAGCAAAGGAAGAAGCACCTAAGAAGAGTAAGGTTGCTAAGAAAATTGGGAAGAAGTCTGAACCTGTTGAAGAAGATGAAGAGCCTGAGGAAGAAGAAGTTGACCCATTGTATGCCCAAGTAATTGAGGCCACAAAGGAAATGAGCGTTGAAGAACTCGCAGACACACTATCTGATGTCGGTATTTCACCTAAAGGCAAGAGACAGGCACTAATTGATAAAATTTATAAAGCAGTACAAGACGGTACTCTATCACTTGATGATGAAGAAGAGGACGAAGATGAAGAGCCTACAGATGAAGTCGAAGAAGAAAGTACTGAAACAGTTGAAGACAACAGCGACCTTGAAGATGAAGACGGAGACGAAGATGATGATGTAAATGACCCCGCTAATATGACTACTAAGAGAAAGAAAGCCTGTGAGGAGTACGAAGACAGTATTACAAACGGCTTTAAGAATGGCGAGTTAAGTGTACAAGAACTTAAAGATTTTTGTACCGAGTTTTACGGAGAAGAAAATGCCGAAGTCATTGACGACCTTGAAGATGAGGAACTTCTTGAATACTACATTGACGCAGTTAAGAGAATGATTAATGACGACGGAGAACTTATTGAAGACGGAGCATATGAAGTGAATGGCGAGTACTTCTGCTGTGGTAGACCTCTACAGTATGCCGAAGATACAAACAAGTATATTTGTGAGATATGCGGAGAAGAATACGAAGCTGAATAATGCCGAGTACTTGAATACAGAGGGTAATAGTGTAAGTGCTATTACCCTTTAGTACTTTATAGAGGAGGAATTAAAATGTATACACTGTATGCAAATAATAACTTAAGTATTGATGTTATCTCTGTTGCAAAAGACGGTCTTAAACTGCTTGAAGATAACGACACGAAAGCTAAAGAGCAAGGTTATATACCTGTTTATATGTCAGTAGCTATACGCAGTACAGACAATAATATAATTGCTTATACAGAGGATATAACCTCTACTCAAAAGATGTTATGTAAGTCTACTAAGATATGTTCAGAATATCCTAATAAGTTGGATAAACCACTGTTTGATTATGTACTGCTCAATGCACAAAAAGTACTAAGAGAAATAACAGACCTTGACAACTTATCAGGTGGTGAAGCTAAGTTAGCTTTAAAGACTTTTCCTCAATGCGGGCAAGACAGTTATTTCAAAGTGCAAGATGAGGGAGTACATTTTATGTGCTATGTAATTATGGAAGAGAACTACTTTCATAATGAGTATAAGACACAAGAGGGTTATACTAAGATGAGCATTTATGACCTTGATAAAGATACTCTTGACCCTGTATCTAAAGTGTTTTTAAAGCACTTTACACACGTACAGAAAGGGGGAAGTGCAAATGTCTGATAACTATACTACAACAGGCACGTTTACAAACATTGATATAACACACAAGCCAAAACGTATGCAGGGAGAAAACTTTAAGAATACACCCTTACATATAGGCTTAAAAGATGAAGACCAACCTATTACAGCAAAGGAGAAAGGTACTGTACCTACATACATTACACTTGAAAGAGCCATAGCATACTTTGAGGAGCAGTCTAACTCTTTAACCCCTGAGGGTAAGTTCTATAGTGCCACTGCTGATTGGTTGAAAGAACTCTTAGAGATAAGAGCCAATAAGGTAGTAAATGTTACAAAAGCACTTGTAGCAACAGCAAAGGATAAATTTATAGAAGACCTTGCTACTACTAATGAAAGTGGGGGAAGTAAAAGATGAAAGCTGAGATTAAGGTAAATGATAAAGTAATTGAAGTAGAACTAACTACAGAACAAATACAAGAGTTAGGACTATTTGATGAGCCAAAGAAAAAGAAAACGGGTTTTGAGCCTACATCAATAGGCGGAGACTATTATATTATAACAACTCATAATGTTGAAAAGCATATTAATAGAGGGAATGGAAATGATATTCAGAATCGGGCTTCAGATAACTATTTCACAAGTTATGACCTTGCTTCTGATTTAAGAAGAGCCTTTCATCTTAATCTCCGAATGTTAAAGTGGCAAGCAGAAAATGATGAACCTGCATATGCTTATGACATAGAGGGCTTTGCTTTTGGCCGTTATATTATAACTTACTTCTATAATGCTAATACCTATACAGGAGACTTGTGTCCTAAGTGTGTTAAGCCTGAATACAGTTCACCATTTATGGTGTACTTTAGTTCTGAAGAGAAAGCGTGGAAAGCTATAGAAGAGTTTAGAAGAGATTTAATATGGTATCACGAAGCATTTAAGTGTAGAAGAGATACTATAACCGAAAGTGATATAAGAGTGAAAAATGGAGGGCAATTATGTTGAGGAAGATTATACCCTTAGTCAATAACCTAAGTAAGCTTTATATCCTTAATGAAGAGGGTGTACCTTGTTTTGTACACTCTAAGGAATACCCTAATGTTGCAACACAACCAATAGTGCCACGCTTCAATGGTTATACCTGTGTTGAAGACTATATGAAAGATGATATAAAATACATAGTACCTATGACCGCAAAAGAGATTGAAAGCAAGGAAGAGCAGTTAGAAAAGTTGCAGAGTAAAGACTTCTATGTTGAAGAAAAGTTTGACGGTACAAGAGGTATAATGCACTTTTATACTTGTGACCCAAAAACACTTAGAGAAAAGTACTACCCGAACTATAAGGAAGATGAAAAGCAGTATCTAAGTGTATGCCTGTTACAAGGAAGCTCGATTGTAGACGGTAAACGCAGAATTTATGACTACTTTCTGACACACTCTAAGTCTAAGGATAGAGTAGACTTTTTAAAGCAAGAGTATGGTATAGGAGGGTATACAGGTTATCCCATATCTTGTAGCTTTAACAGTAAAGGTTTTACTATAGATATGCCAAGTGACAAAGAGATAAATGGACGTTATAGTAAAAGCATAACTTACACGTGGAAAACTATTGCCGAAGAGATACAACACCTGATAGATATAAAGCACTACTATGCACAAAAGGGTTATACAAGAGTGTTCAGTAGACGTGAAAGCAAAAAGACAGGTTGGCTCACTGAGAATACAGATAGTGTACCACAGCTAAGAGATTTAAACCGACCTGAACTTGCAGGTACTATAATTGATGGTGAGATGTTTATACCTAATCAACCTTTTAAAGCTGTAGCAAGTACCCTAAACTGTAAGTGGGTAACTAAACTGTTACAATAAATATAAACAAATCTGCACAAATTTGTGCAGTGGTATAGATTTTATTAAGCAGAAAGCCCTTTGTATCGAGAAATCGGTGCAAACTCAGTGTTAATTGCTTTTAATCCCTAAAGCCTTACACCTAAACAGTAATCCGAAAGGATAAACTGAACGGTACGAAAGTAGAAAAAACGTAAGGATGGCATATGGTGAAATAAAAGTACCTCAGTGTTAATGATAGGACAGATAATTTCTGACGTGACACATTAAAAACGGGTATCCTAAGTGCTTAAGCAATGGGTGTTTAGCAGCGAAAGCCCTAAGTCTTTTTATAAGATATGGGACACGTTCAACGACTATCTCCTTGAGGGAGAGTAAAACCACAAGCTAATGGTGGAAGAAAAATACTGCCCCACACTACTATGTGGGTGAAGATATAGTCTACGCTTATGTGAAAGCATAAGAGGTCTGTCGGTAACGATAAGACTGCTATAAGGTTGCGACTTATAGTGAATGAGATAAATATATACATATTTAATTTATTTATATAAATCTATTGACAACAATATAAAATTATGATACCATAGATATATAAAAATAATATGGTGGTGAATTTTATGGAATTGTTAAGCATAGGTAAATTTGCTAAAACTGTAGGAGTAACTACGACAACATTAAGAAGAATGCATCAAAGTGGCGAGTTAATTCCTGCACATATTTCAAATGGTGGAACAAGGTATTATTCTACGGAACAATTAAAATTATTCCAATCAAGTAATAATGAAAGAATAGTTATTGGTTATTGTAGAGTAAGTACTCCATCACAAAAAGACGATTTAGAAACACAAGTACAAAATGTTAAATCATATATGTATGCTAAGGGATATAAATTTGACATTATAAAAGACATTGGTTCGGGTATAAATTATAAAAAGAAAGGTTTAAAAGAACTCATTAATAGGATAGAAAATAATGAAGTTTCTAAAGTTGTAATTTTATATAAAGATAGGTTGATTCGATTTGGATTTGAATTAATTGAATATTTGTGTGAAATTAATAACGTAGAAATAGAAGTTATAGACAATTCGGAATGTAGTAAAGAGAAAGAATTAACAGATGATTTAATTCAAATTATTACAGTTTTTGCGAATAGATTGTATGGACAACGTTCAAAGAAAACAAAACGACTTATTAATGAGGTGAGAAACAATGCTGATAACAAAGAAAATCAGACTTAAACCGACAACTGAACAAGAAATATTATTTCGTAAAAGTGCTGGTGTATCGAGATGGGCATATAATTTCTTTTTAGGTGAGAATGAACGAATATACAGAGAGTATATTGACAATGGAAAAGTTGGTAAGAAAAGCATTAGCGAAGGTGATGTTAGGAAATACATAAATAATATATTAAAACCAACTACTCATTCTTGGCTCAAAGAAGTTGGAAGTAATGTAATGAAACAAGGTGTTAAAGATGCCAGTCTTGCATTGCAAAGATATTTTAAAGGCTTGTCTGGAAAGCCCAAATTTAAGTCCAAACATAAAGACAGACCGAGTTTTTATGTCAATTATGAAAGTCTTTCAAGAAAACAAGGTGGTTTTCAAGGAGAAAAAATAGGCTTTGTAAAAACATCGGAGGCACTTCCTAAACTAAATAAAAATGAAAAATATTCAAATCCAAGAATAACGTTTGACGGAAAATATTGGTATCTATCTGTTGGCTATGAAGTGCAAGAAAGCACAGTGGAATTAACAGACGAAAGTTTAGGAATAGATTTAGGAGTTAAAGATTTAGCAATTTGTTCAAACGGAAAGGTTTATAAAAATATAAACAAAACTCAAAGAGTTAAAAAGTTAGAGAAGAAACTAAAACGTGAACAGCGAAAATTATCAAGGAAGATTGAAAATAATATTCAATCATATAAATCAAATAGAAACCCTATATACAAAAGACCTTTGAAAGAATGTCAAAACATTCAAAAACAAAATCGTCTAATACGAAATATACATAGAAAACTTGCAAATATTCGTCAAAACCATTTACATCAAACAACGACAGAGATAGTGAAAACCAAACCATCTCGAATAGTTATGGAAAGTTTAAATGTAAGTGGAATGATGAAAAATAAACATTTATCAAAAGCAATACAACAACAAAAATTTTATGAATTCAAAAGACAAATTGAATATAAGTCAAAACTAAATGGGATTGAATTCATTCAAGTTGATAAGTTTTATCCAAGTAGTAAAACTTGTAGTTGTTGTGGAAATATCAAGAAAGATTTAAAACTTTCGGACAGAATGTATAAATGTGATGTTTGTGGTCTGGTTATTGACCGAGATTACAATGCAAGTATAAATTTAGCAAATTATGAAGTTATATAAATTCACTTAAAAGAATTATATAACTATGTACCTATCGCTATTAGGGAATTTACGTCTATGGAGTGTCATAACAAATGAAAGTAGCTACGGCAAAATCAGACACGTTGAAGTAGAAAGTCTTAATCGTGAGATAAGGCACAGTATAGATTTATATAAATTAGTTGTAATTTGTATATGTTTATCATAGCGGATAAAGCTATAACAAGACAGCTTGAATTAGGTGGTGTAGTATTCCACGCTTTTGATATACTTTTCTTTAAAGGTATTGACTTACGTAAAATGCCTTTGGAAAGACGTAAAGTGTATCTGCATATAGTATGTGATACTTTAAATTCACCTTTTGTGAAAGAGGTAAAGTACTATGATGAAGACGGAATAGTAGTACCCCTTTTAAGTATGTCTGATAGGGATAGAATATTGAATAACCCTGAACTATATCCGAATTTAGCTGAGGATATAAAGCACTATATGTCAAATGCACTGTATTATGAGGAAGATGAGAGTAATGACGGTGAGCCTTTACCTTTTAGAATTTCCAAAGCTTCTTACTATGAGTATATAGTCTTTACAGGAGGAGAGGGAGTAGTAGTAAAGCCTAAGACAGGTAAGTACTATCACAAAAGAGGTAGAGAGTATGAGAAGATAAAGAAGTTCCTAACAAGAGAATGTATTATCTGTGGTTTTACCCCACCTACACAAGCGTATAAGGGTAAGTTCCCTGATGATAGTTGGTCCTATTGGATAGACAATGAGACAGGAGAAAAGCAAGACCCTGAAGAGTGTGCTAATATGTCAGCTAAGAAGTTACAAAAGACTTGCACACCTGTTACAAAGTACTACTTTGAAAATTGGGTAGGTAATGTAGAGTATGGAGTGCTAATCTCCGAAGATGAGATTAAGAAGTTACCTAAGAACAAAAATCACGATATTAGGACAGTCGAAGTATTGACAGACTATAATGACAGAAAGTATCTAAAAGTACTTGTTGTAGGTGAATGTAGTGGTTTTGATGATGATGAGAGAGCGTGGTTTACTGAACATAAAGATGAAGTAATCGGTCAAGTAATCGAAGTCAAAGCTAATGAGATATTCAGAGATACAGGTAAACTTAGACACCCTCGCTATTTGAGACTAAGACCTGATAAGTCGGCTGAACAGTGTACCTTTAAAGAGCATATACTTTAAATTTTAAGCAAAGCTATTTACAAATTCGGTAAATATGTATATAATAGTCCTGTAATAAATTCATTGCAGGACTATTTTTTATGCAGTATTTAAGGAGGAGTAACATTGCGTAGACTAAAGATTGAATTTATATTTTTATTTATTTACATTTTAATTTTTGTAGATAGCCATTTGCAGAGGTTATCTAATTCTATATTTACACTAAAAGCAAATGCAGGTAGAGTAACTACAGCAGAGTTAGTAAACAGAATATATAGTTTTTGTGAAGTACTTACAGGTAAAGTGCTTTACCCTTATCAAGAGCAGTTCTCAAAGCGTGTTATACGTTCCATTTTAGAGAATGACGGTGAAGAAATAACATCATTATTCGCCCGACAGTCAGGTAAGTCTGAAACAATATCAGATACAGTATCAGGACTTATGGTTATACTTCCGATACTTGCTAATATGCCAATGTTCGCAGATGATAAACGACTTATGATGTTTAAAGAGGGTTTTACAGTAGGTATATTCGCACCTGGACAGCACCAAGCACAAATCACATACAACCGTATCCGTTCAAGGTTGACAGGTAAGACTGCACAGAAAGTACTGCACGACCCCGAAATTATGCTTAACTTCACTACTTCAAACGGTACTACTTGCTCATTAAGTAATGGCTCATTCGTTACAGCTATTTCAGCTTCCGACCAATCAAACATTGAGGGTGAAAGTTTTATGCTAATCATATGTGAAGAGTGTCAGGATATAAGTAACTTTAAGATAACTAAGTCTATTCACCCTATGGGTGCGGCTTACAATGCTACTATTGTTAAGATAGGTACTGCTACAACCTTTAAAGGAAACTTCTACTTTGCTATACAGAGAAATAAAAAGAACGACGCTTTAAAATCTTCACATATCCGCAATCACTTTGAGTATGATTGGAAGATAGCCGCCAAGTACAACCCTAAGTATGCAAGGTATGTAGAGAAAGAGAAGTTGCGTTTAGGAGAAAACTCAGATGAGTTCAGAATGTCATATTGTCTTGAATGGATTATAGAAAGAGGTATGTTTATAGATATAGATATATTTGAACAGAATAATGGTGAGCCATTACTTGATAGAGTAATGTATGATAAAAAAGCCGTACATTGTGCAGGTATAGATATAGGTGGAGCAAATGATGATACCATTATAACTGAATGTGAAGTAGATTGGAGTACACCTGTTATCAGTGAAACACGTACTGACCCTGAAACAGGAGAAGATATGATGTATGAGTGTTACAACAGCTACTTAAAAGATTGGTTTTGTATCCATAATGTACCAAACCACGAGGAGCAATATCCTATGATTATAGACTACCTGAGCCACTTTAATAATGCAAGGGTGGTATGTGACGCTACAAGAGAGCGAAGTGTGTCAGATAGACTACAGGCAAACTTAAAGTGTGAAGTAATACCTTTTGTATTCACCCCAAAGAGTAAGTCGGAATTATACAAGACTTTAGAGCGTGAAATAAGTTCAGGTAGAGCGAGAGTTTGTATGTCCGAGAAAGCTAAGCAGTCAAAAGAGTATCAAGACTTTATACATCAGTTAGGAGACCTACAAAAAGGTTGGAGAGGTAGTAACCTTGTAGTAGCACACCCTGATGAAAAGGACGCACACGACGATTACCCTGATAGTTGGGCTTTAGCAGTATGGGGCTGTACTACTAAAGGGTCTACTACAGTACCTGAAACTTTTGGTAACAGCTTTACACAGAAGACACAAAATCAAATAAAATCAAAAAGAAGTGCTAATAGACTTATGGCACGTAGAAGATAGAGAGGAGAAGTAGTATGTTAGGTTTTGAAAGAACAAGAAGTTTTAATGACCTGTCAAATGCTAATTTAGTAGGTTTACAAGGAGAGTTAGACGCTAAGCAATCGGAGCGTTTGTCCAGAATAAGACGTTATTGGAACTTCTATGAGGGTTATCATTGGGAAGAACTTGCCGAGCAAGAGGGAACAGAAATGACAGTGAATTACTGTAGAGCCTTTGTAAACAAGTATGTGTCCTTTGAGTTAGGAGATAGCTTTACTTATGGTGTACATAAGAACGCAGAAAACGCAATAGTAACACCCGACGGTAAAACACTATTTGAGTATATAGAGAGTGTTTGGGTTGATAATAAACAGTACAACTTTTCTACAGAGTTCGGTCAAATGAAGTCTGTTACAGGCGAGAGTTGGGTACAAGTAAAATATGTAGCACAAGGTGAAGAGCCTGACCCATTTAACAAGTACCCTAACGGTAGAATAAGATTGATATTACTACCTACTCATACGGTATTCCCTGAATATGCCGAACACGACAGAGACAGACTTGTCAAGGTGACTATAATGTATATGTATGAAGCTACTGAACAACCGACCTTTTTAAGAGGTAAAGCAAGTAAGAAGCAAGTAATATATAAGCAAGTATGGACAGATAAAGAGTGTGTTATTTACGACGGAGATAAAGAGCCACAGCATTTTGTAAACCGCTATGGATTTATACCTTTTGTTAAGACTAATAACCTTGATATAGCAGGTAAGTCAGAGGGAGTAAGCGACCTTGAAGACCTTATCCCTTTGAACACTGCATACAACTTAAAAGAAAGTAATATGTCAGAGATACTTGACTATCACGCAGCCCCTGTAACCTTGGTATTCGGTGCTAAGATAGGTAATCTTGAAAAAGGTGCTAATAAACTATGGGGAGGTATGCCTAAAGACGCTAAAGTACAAAACCTTGAACTAAATGGTGACTTAGGTGCAAGTAGACTATTTGCAGAAAACTTAAAGCTTGCTATGTGTGAGATAGGTGGTATGCCTGAAAGTACCTTAGGTGGCTCACAGGCTATCAGTAATACAAGTGGTGTTGCACTACAGTATATGAATTTGCCACTTATTGACCGTACAAAGATTAAGAAGAACAATACAGAAGACGGAATAGAGAGAATTAATGAGATGATGTTACTTGTATCACTATATGAGGGACTAATCTTTAAGCCTGAAAATCTGCCACTAAGAGAACTACTGTACACTGAGGTAGCTATCCCTGATACACTACCTAAGGACACTCTTCTTGAACTACAACAGATACAGATTGAAATGCAACTTGGTCTTGAAAACCGTAAAGGTGCTATGAGAAGATTAGGTAAAGAGAATATAGAAACATATATGATAGAGATAGACAGAGAAAGAGAGGAACACCCTGAATTTTATGGTAGTGAAAGTCCACAACTAAACAGTGGTATGACTAACGGAGAAACACCAAAAGAGATGTACAATAAAGAAGTAAATGGTGAAAATAGAGGTCAAGCAAGAGAGACCGAATTATAAAAGTTTGTACCAAACCTCTTGACACAGTAATTTTACTATGCTAAGATAAGTTTGTAAAAAATTTAAGGAGGAATTACAATGAACACTAAAGGTAATTTTAAAGCAGAAGCAAAGGGAGCAATTAGACGTGTAATGTCAATGGTAGCACTAAGTGTATTTGCAGATGAGGGAGACCCTCAACCACCAACTAATACAGGTGCTACAAGTACTCAGCAAATCAACTATGAAGAGTTGATTAAACAGGCAAGACAAGAAGAGAAAGATAAACTCTACGGTCAAATCAATACCCTAAAGGAACGAAACAAAGTATTAGTCGAAAGCAATAACGAAACACTTATTAAGTGTGCAGAGTTAAAGGCTCAACTTGAAGCAGAAATCGCAAAGCAGAACAATGGGGAAAAGACAGAAGAAGTACTAAAACTTGAAAAGCGTATCAGTGAGTTGGAAGATGAGAATAAGACTTTAAAGGAAAGTACACCTGATGAAGCTACTCTAAGACAACAAATTGAAGCCGAGTTTACGGTGAAAAATCACCTAAGCACAGTTAAGGAAAAGAACAAAGACAAAGTACTTGATGTCTTTATGGACGAGATTACAGGTAACACTGTAGAAGAAATTGATAACTCTTTGGCTAAAGCTATTGAGAAGTCAGACAGTGTACGTAAGCAAGTAATCGGTGATAAGCCTGACGGTAATAAGAAACCACAGATTGGAGAAGACCCTAAAGACCCTAAGCAGAGTAAACCTGCAACACCACCTGTAGCAAACCCTAACGGCGGTAGTACAATGCCTAAAGGTTTTGACCCTGAGTATGTACGTGGCTTGCAACCTGGTACACCTGAGTATGAAGAGTTCAGAAAGTCATTAGGTCTACACTAAAGACCTAACACAAATTGAAAGGAGTTTAACAAAACTATGAAAAGAAACCTATTAAAGATGATTATTACATTTATGCAGGGTCTGTTCTCAATGTTCAGTACACCTGTATTTGCTGACAGTGCTATGACAACAGCAGTTGTTGACGGTAGCGGTAATGTAAAGTTTACAGACGCTGTCCGTATGGTTTACTCAAAAGAAATTGAGTACAAGGCACTACCTGTTATGAGATTTATGCAATTCGCTCAAGTCCGTACTGAGTTGGGTGTAACACCTGGTCTGACGATAACAATGCTCACCTATAATAACCTTAAACTCGGTGGTGCATTGACAGAAATGACGAAAATGCAGACACAAGCTATGAGTGGCTCAACAAAGCAGATTACCGTACACGAATATGGTAATGCTATCGGCTTCTCAGAACTTCTTGTACGTTCGTCATTTGATGATATTATGGCAAGTGCTACCACACTTCTTGGTCGTGACTATGCACAAGTCCTTGATTGTGAACTAAGAGACGTTGCCCTTGAGGGTACTAACATAGTTTACTCAAAGGGTACTTCAAGAGCAGAAATTACGGCGGCAGATGTACTTCAAGTTAAGCAAATCAAGGACGCTATCGAAATTCTTGCTACAAACAACGCACCAAAAGTTGCAGGTGCTAATTGGATATGCTTTGTTCACCCACACCAAAGCCGTACTCTAAGAGACGACAGTGCTTGGATAAACGCTTCAAATTATGGTGCACCTGAACAGCTATTTACAGGAGAAATCGGCAGAATTGATGATACACGTTTTATTGAAACAACCCTTATGTGTAATGGTGCTGTTGCTGAGGACGACCCTGCATATGTTGCAGAACTTAAAAAGGGTGAGGGCGGAAACCTAACACCTATTTACCAAGCAGTTATTTTCGGAGAAGCTTATTATGGCATTGCTTTCTCACTTCCTGTTGAGTTGAGAGACAACGGTGTTGATGATTTCGGAAGAGAAAGAGCGTTGGCTTGGTACTCAATCTTTGGTGTAGGTAAGCTACACGACGAGTACGGTGTAGTTATTGAAACTGCCTAAGAATTTAATAGGAGGTAAAGAGTAATGGCAAAGATACCAAGTAGTAGAGGTAAGTCCTCTACAAAAGTTAGTGAAGACACTAACAATGTAACAATGGACGTTGCAGAGGAAGAGACACCCGTACAAGATACAGGTGTTACTATAGAGGGTTTAGAAGAGCAAGAGAAAAAGACTGTTGCACCTATTCCCCCTAAAAGCGTTAAGATAAAAATGGCTATGAGCCATAGATGTAACATTGGTGGCACAGTATATAACCTTGAAAAAGGTAAGACATATGTTGTACCTGAAAATGTTAAGCACATTCTAAGTAAGTCGGGTCTACTTTTACCTCTGTAATGTGACAGTTAAAGGAGGTTGTCAATGTGACTAAAGAGAAGCTGATAAAGTTTTTAAAAAGTTCTATTCACATTCAAGACCCCGACATTGGAAACGATAGCAAGTACTTGTCAATGACTGATGAGGACTTAGAGTTATATTTAACAGTCGCATTATCAAGGGACTTCTCTAAAGTAAGGTCTCTTGACGTTCTACCCGAAGCGTATGTGTACCCCTTAATTCTATTGGCGAAGAAAGAACTCTACTATACATTAGCAGTTATTGAAGCACCTCTTTATGATATGGGTGCTGATAACAATAACTACTTGAAACGTGAGCAGAGATTTAAACACTATATGGCATTAATAGAACAGGTGGATAAAGAATACAATCAGTATCAAGCTGATAACGAGACAGGCACTAATGGAACTCTAATCACTTATGATGTACTATTAGGTGATAGGTACTTTACTAAGAGATACCGAAACAAGGGTGTGGTGCCTGTCGTTTCTTTATATGCAGATGAAGTAGCTACAGACTATGTAAAGTTGTCTTGGGAGCGTGTTATCATAAACTTTGCAGAGTTCAGAATTTATCTATCAGAGAAACCAATTTACAATCCATACGATTTGACAAACCCAATAGATAAGGACGCTGTTCTTATGTTCAAAGTAATGGAAGATACACACAAAATGTGTCAAATAAACGACTTAAAACCTGATACTGAATACTACATCTGTATAGAATACATTGATAAGAGCGGTCTAAAAGGCTACAGTCAAATAGTCATAGATACTACCCCCGAAGAGATAACAGGAGGTGAGTAGCTATGGCTCACGACTATTCAGAGATACAAAACGCTTTCTTAGATGGTACACTTGAAATCTTTACTGAACTATTCACAGATAAAGTACAGCTTTATTTGTTAGATACAGAAAAGACTGTTGTTGACCCCTTGTATGAGGAGACATCTAAGAAGTGTTATAAAGAGCCTATAGACGTGGTAGCACAAGTAATTCTTTCAAGACAGCAAGGTGATAAAACACCCGAAGCAATACTTACCAATGCCGCGGTTAAGTTACCTGCAAAAGTACTTATAGATTTGAATATCCCCTTTGAGAGTAAAGAGGACCTAAAAGTACTTGAACAAAGTCGTATAAAGTACAAAGGTACTACCCTACAAGTGAATGTTGCAGAGCCAAGCACTCTTGTAGGTGACACTTTTATCTTTGTTACTTTATCGTGTACTATGGTAAAGCAGAGGGGGTAAATACTATGGGTCAGTACTACTTGAAAATGACAGGTCAATGGAAAGAAGCTAACAATGCTTTAAAAAAACTTGCTACCGAACTTAGACCCACCCTTGTTGCCGAAGTTACAAGTGAGGGAGAGTTAGTACTTGATAAGTTACGAGGACATATCTACTCAGGAGACTTAGATTGGTCTCCCCTTTCACCTGATACAATCCGTATTAAGAATGGCGATAGCACTATCCTTGTAGAGACAGGCACTTTAGCTAACTCTTTCACAGTACAAAAGTTTGACTTTGGTACAGGTGTTAATGTATTTGTAGGTATTCCTACAGGTACTTCTCACCCAAGTGGTGTAAGTGCTGATACATTGATGATGTGGATAGAACAAGGTACAAGTCGTATGCCTGCAAGACCTCTTATTGCACCAACACTTGATGAGGTTGCACAAGAGTTGCCAAGTAAGTGGACAGAAGTGATGAGCAAGTTTATGGGAGGACTGTAGTATGAGTGAAAGTATTTGGAGTAGAGAGATTGAAGAGGGACTAAAGAACTTCTTTAATAGCTTTCTAAAGTATATTGATGAAGAGGGAGAAGAGCAACCTATTTCAGTAAAAATCAGAAAGCCTGAGGGAGATTTTGACGAAGAAACCTACCCTGTAATTTATCTACAGAGTGAACAACAAAAACTTAGTACTGTAAGGTACGACCCTACAAAGACTATCATAAGCAGGAATGAAGAGAATAACACAGTTATAGTAGAGGACGCACCTCTACCTTTTGAATGTGTATATCAAATTGACTTCTACTCACTGTATCAATCAGAACTTAACGAAATGCTACAGAAATTCTTAGCTTACACTCACGGTGGACGTTACTTTAACTTACCTGTTAAAGACCAGTCGGGGCATAATTGGAACTTACTTGTTATGAGACGTGGGGGTACAATGACACATAGAGACTATATAGGTAAAGACACAGTGTCTTTTCAGGGTTATACTCAAGGAGACGCTCGACTTTTTCACGGACTGTTTTATATAACTGTACATACACAGCTAAATGAAAATATCCGAGAGGAAAAGTACTATGTTACCAACAAAGAAGTAGTCAATACAGGAAATAATGATTAAGGAGGGTTTAAATTGTTTGTAAAGAATAAACTAAACAGTGGTATTACTGTTGCACTTGCAGATAAAAGTATGTGTTTACTTCCTGCAAGTACTTCTAAGATAATTAAAGATGAACTCATTACAGATGAGTTTTACAGCCTTGAAAGATTAGGGTTTATATCTTTAATACCAGAAGTTAAGAAAGAGCCTATGGTTGCTGTAGAGAGTGCTACAGAGCCTGAGAAAGAGGTTACTTCTGAAACTACAAATACAAAGAAGACTAATAAAGGAGGAAAGAGATAATGGCAGAGTATAATGCACCAGGTGTATATATGGAAAGTGTAAAGAATACTTCAAAGAGTATCACAGGTAATTCAAGTGATACTTTTGGCTTTGTAGGTGTTACACCAAGAGGAAGTATTGACGGACCTATCTATGTTACATCTTGGAATAATTTTATTGAAAAATGTGCAGGAGGTATTTCAAGTCCATTTATGGCAGACCACGACCTATCTTATGCGTTGTATGGCTTCTTCCAAAACGGAGGTACTAAAGCGTACATTTCAAGAGTTGTGAATAAGACTACTGCTAAGAAAGCAAAGGCAACAAATGAGGGCGAAACACTTTCATTTGAAGCTAAAGATGAGGGAGAATGGGGTAATCAGCTTACAGTCTCAATACGTGCTAATACCCTTGAAGCAGACCAATTTGATTTGGTTGTAAATCTTGGCAAGAATAATACGGTAGAAGTACTTACAGGTCTTTCAAATGACAGTACTAAGTATAACTATGCTTTTGATGTTATTAACGGTCAGAGTAGCTATGTAACACTACCTGATGAAGCTAAGAGTACACTTGCAGTTACAGACACACCACTTGAACTTACGGGTGGTAAGTCAGGTGTGGATAACCTTACAGACCTTGATTATGGTGAGGGTATTACACGCTTGAAGCAAGTTGATGAACTTGGTTTTATCTGTGTACCAGGCATTAACACTGATACTACTATCGCTAATCTTAAAGCATTTGTTGAGGGTAAAAATCAATATACATTCGCTCTTATTGATATGCCTAAGAGTGTTATGACTAAAGAGGCGGCTATAGAGTTTAGAAAGAAAGTACAGTCAGATAGTATGGCTGTTGTTGAGCCTTATGGTTATGTTACAGACCCACTTTCAGCAAGTGGACGTTTGAGACTTGTACCACCAACAGGACATTGGTGTGGTTATGAAGCTAAGAATATTCAGACAAACGGTATTCAGAAAGCCCCTGCCGGAACAGAAGCTACAATTTCAGGTTTTGTAAGTCTTGCAGTAAATTATACTGCTGACGACCTTGAACAGCTAAACCCTGCGGGTATTATTACACTTATTAACAAGAAGAACTATGGTATCGTTATTTGGGGTTGCCGTTCCTGCTCTTCTGACCCTGACTATAAGTACGTTACAGATAAACTTGTAGATAACTATATTGACGGTTCTATCTATGACGGTACACAATGGGCGGTATTTGAAGAGAATGACGAAGACCTTTGGGATAACCTTACTACTACAGTTACAGAGTTCCTTGAAACTTGTCGTCAAAGAGGTATTATCAAAGGTAATACATCTGCTACTTCATACTATGTAAACTGTAATGAAGACATCAATACGGAAGCTATGCAAAAAGCAGGTAAAGTTATTTGTGAATACGGTTATGCTAAGAAGAAGCCTGCGGAATTTGTTATCCACAGAGTAGACCACCAAATGTCTTCTGGTGATACTTCGACAGAAGCCTAAAGAAAGGAGATTAAGTAAATGAGCAAGAATACTATGATTAAAAACCTTTTAAGTAAGGTTGCTACACCTGTATCTGCTTCTCGTTCGGTTAAGAGAGACCCTCTACAGAAGTTTATGTTTGAGGTCTCTATACCAGGTATGCCAACAATGGGTTTTCAAAAAGTTGACGGTCTTGAAAGAGAAATCGCAGTAGTTGAATACTTTGAGGGTATGGCACAACACGCTTACAAACTTACAGGACGTGAGAGTGTCGGTGAAGTTACTCTTGAAAGAGGGGTTTATGGTGATAACGTAGACGACGCTATGTTGGACTACTTCAAAAAGACACTTACTAACCCTGCTTGTAGGTCTACAGTAACTATCCGTTTGAAAGACCGTTTCGGTGCTACTCGTAAGACTTATAAACTTGCTGAATGTTGGGCAAGTAAATGGGAGGGTACAGACGCTGACGCTTCAAGTGATGATGTTGCTATTGAAACCCTTACCCTACAATTTGAGTACTTCCTTGACTAATAAAAGTTAAATAGTGTAATAAAACCTCGGAGAAACTATTGATTTTTTCGGGGTTTTATTATATAATGTGGGTATATTAATAATAAGGAGGGTCTTAAATGCCTAAATTAAAGAGAAATAGCAATTCAACCGAAACTATAACTAAGGGAGATTTTGCTAAAGAAGTAGAAGCACTTGAAGAGGAAAAACTTGAACTTCCGAGATGTGATGTCAAAGTCAATGAAAAGGGTGAGAGTGAAGAGTTTAAACTTCTTGCAGGTTACATTGATGAAGACGGTACAATGCACGACACCTTTGTTATCCGAGAAATGAACGGTAAAGACGAAGAAATTATCAATCAAGGTAATACTAAGTTAGTCAATGGTGCTAAAGTAATCAATACTTTGCTTGCACGTTGTGTTGTGCGTATTGGCAGTCTCTATAAGAAAGACTTTGCGTCTCAGAAAGATTGGGAAAACATCATCAAGAAGTTGTATATTGGAGACCAAGACTATATCCTGCTAAAGATAAGGGAGTTGTCTTTAGGTAAGGAAATTGAGTGTAGTCACCAATGTCCTTATTGTAAGTCACAGATAACAACTTACGTAGACACGGACGAATTTGAGATTATACCATTCAGTGGTGAACGAACAATTTACTTTGAGTTACCAAGAGGTTATACTGACACTAAAGGCAAAGTGTACTCATCAGGTACACTAAGACTTGCTAATGGTGTTGACCGAGAAGTTCTTACACCTAAAGCTAAGAAGAATATCGGTGTAGCAAATACCTTAATGCTTGCACGACTTGTCACCTTTGATAACGGTATGCCTACAACAGAAGACGTTATACGTAATCTAACAGTTAGAGACAGGGAGTATTTGTTTAAACTAATGAACGAAAACGCATTTGGACCAAAAACGGTTGTTGAAGTTGAGTGTCCTGAATGTGGCGAAGAATTTTCGGGTAATCTGAACGCAGTTAATTTTATATAAGCACGTTTTATGAGGACGATATACTCCCTGCTATTTCATATGAAGTAGCACAGTATGAAATGCACGTATTGGCATACTTCTATCATTGGACAAGAGAAGATGTAAGAAGTGTGCCGAGACGTGAACGTAGAACGTGGGTAAATCAGATACGTCGTCAATTAAAGGCAGAAAATAAAGCTAAATAAATGAGAATTAAATTACTTCCTTTCTTTTACTAAAGCTATTTACAAATACTTAGTAGAGGGGAGGTTTTTTATTAGTGTCACAAGTATTTGGACTTGGTTTAGTACTTAACTTCACTGATAATGCTACCGCAGGTATTAGTGCTACTGCACAAGCATTTACAGGACTTACTGAAAGTTTAAGTGCGAAGACCACAACACAAGCTATTACAGGAATAGCAAACACAGCAGAGAGTGTCGGCTCAAGTCTAACTAAGAGTATAACTGCCCCTTTAGGTGGTATGGTTACTATGTTAGCTAAAGCAGGTTTTAGTAGAGCAACTTTTGTACAACAGGCTCAATTCGCTTTCCAATCACTTATGGGTGGTGCAAAAGAAGCGTCAAGCTATATGCAAGAGTTAATGGACTTTGCTAAAAAGACACCTTTCAGATATGAAACAATTACAAATGGTGCACAGAGCCTTATTTCTTATGGTGTTGAAGCTAAGAAAGTAATACCTGTAATGACCGCCGTAGGAGACGCTATGGGTGGTATGGGTAAGACCCAAAATGATATGGCAGGTGTTATAGATGTACTATCAAGAATTAATGCAGAGGGGTCAGTATCTGCATTACGTTTAAGACAACTTGCTATGAAAGGTATTCAAGCTGATAAGATTATAGGTAATATGCACGGTATTCAAACAATGGAAAAAGCACAAGAGTATGTAAAGAAGATGGACGCTTCACAGTTTCTTGACGACCTAACTAAGGGTCTTGAAGAGGGTACTAATGGTGTTTTAGGTATGACCGCCGCTTTTCAAGGTATGATGTCTAATATGAAAAATACTTGGGCGGGTGCAGTAGATACCTTTAAATCTTCTATTACTAATGCAGGTCTTGAACTTATGGGTATGTATCAAGATGAGAATGGATTAACACAGTATACAAACCTTGATAAAATGACCCGTTCACTAAACAATATAGGTACTGCCGCTAAAGCAATAGCTCCATTATTTAAGCCTATGGTAGATACCATATTTTCAGGTATGGAGAAAGCTTCTGAAAAAATACGTGACTTTGCACAATCATTACAAGGAATTTATAACACCGCAGTCGCTTGGAAACAGCTTAAAGAGGGTACTATTACCGCTGAACAGTTTGCCAATGCAACTTGGGGAGCTTCTAACGTTGTGCATAGTATGATAGAGAAGTTTAAAACCTTAAATGAGGAGTTTAATGGTGTACCTGCTAAGATTGCAGAAATGATACCTAACATCTTAGGTATTGCTACTGCTTTAGGCCCTGTACTACTCATTGTTGGTAAGTTAGGAGGTATACCTCTTATAGCTAACCTTATTGGCTCAGCATTTGATGTACTTACAGGTAAAGTACTATTTGACTTAGTACCTGCTGTAAAAGACTTTGGTACTACTTTAGTACAAGCAAAAGGTGATTTTGCCAAATCTATTCAAGGTTTTAAACAAGCCGCACAAGGTTTTATGGAAATAGGTAGTGTAGCAGGTAGTGGAATGAAGTTAGTAGGTAGTGCAGTATCTTCTTTAAGTAGTAGTACACTAAAACCTGCTTTGAGTGCCACAGTACAGTTTGGTAAGAATGTAGGTAAAGCTTTAAAGACCACTTTTACAAGTGTAATACCTGAGTTAGCAAGTGGTGCTTGGAATAATGTACTTAATATCTTTGATACAATCGCACCTAAAGTGTCAAATAAGCTAAGTGCCTTAGGTACTGTTATTAAGACAGGTATGTCAAACGCATTTAAGGGTCTAAGGCAGAAGTCAGCAGGCTTTAATGCTATGATAGATTTCTTTAGCGAAACGAAAACAGCCGTACCTGTTATATTTGACGCTCTCAAGACCATAATAAGTTATAAAATGCAAAGTATAGGCGAAGCTATATCCAATGTCGTCAATGGAATAAAATCAAAGATTTCGCCTATTTTTAGTACTATAGGAAGCACAGTATCAAAAGCCTTTAGTACTGTAGTAAATATAATGTCTACAGTAGGAGATAAGATAGGAAGTGCTGTTGGTAATATAGTACCTAAAATATCAAATACCACTTCTAAGATAGGAGAAGTATTTAGAGTTCTTGGGTCTGCGGTAGCTAATAGTTCTTTCGTAACCTCTGCAAAGGGTGTATTCGCTAAGATAGGAGAGACTATCTCCTCAGGTGCTTCAAAGATAGGTAGTGCAGTAAGTACTGTAAAAGAAGCTACTACTACTCAGTTTGACGGTTTTGGTGGAGAGATAAAGTCTAAGTTTGCAAGTGCCTTTAGTGGTGTTACTTCGGGTGTTGCAGAAAGGTTATCACCTATAAAAGATAAAGTAGGAACTGCACTTAGTGGTATGGTTAGTAGGGTATCAAGTAATATGTCCGTATTTAATAGTGTACTTTCTTCTAAGTTTAATCAAGCTAAAGAGCCACCTTATGAATGGGCTGAGGGAGTATCAGAGTACGTACAAAAATCTTTTGATTTAACCAAAGGTACAGATATAGCTACGGCAGTAGAGAGAGGTTGGTTAAAGTTAAAGGATACTACGTCTGAGACTACAGAAGATATGTCAAGCAAGTTTACAGGTGCTTCTGGTAAAATTATGAGTGCCTTATTGAAAGCAGGTAGTGGAGGAGCAAAAGCACTTTCAGGTTTAGCTAAGGGTGCAGTATTCGCTACTAAAGGTTTGGCTACAGTAGCTAAGGGTGTAGGTAAACTTACTGTTGCCACTGCGAAAGTCGGTGCTAAAATGGCAGTAGGCTCACTTGCAATAGCAGGCTTCTTTGGGGCAGTAGCTATGGGTAGAAAAGATGTCGGAGAAATGACTAACGATATATCAAATAAAATGACTGCTTTCACTAATGGTATTACTAATGTAATGCCACAGCTAACCTCTATGATAACGAGTTTAACAACTCAATTTGCTTCACAGGCACCTCAAATGATTGCAGGAATTAGTACTGCTGTTTCACAGTTATGCAGTGCTTTACCACAGGTATTTAACCAATTAGTTAGCTTGATACCTACAATACTACCACAGATAACACAAGTAGCTGTACAGTTAGTACAGGGACTTGCAGATTGCTTTGTAAATAATGCACCTATGATTATAACAGGTATTGCCACTGCTTTTACTGCGGTAACACAAAGTATTGATACTTTATTGCCTACTCTGATGTCAGCAGGTGCTCAAATTATCGCCGCTTTGGTAAATGGCTTAGCACAAAACTCATCTGCATTAATATCAGGAGCAGTACAAGTAATTCAAGCATTGATACAAGGACTTTCTACTTCCGCACCTATACTTTTAAGTGCAGGACTAAATCTTATCTTGCAACTTGGTAATGGTATTATGAGCAATCTACCGTTATTGTTAAATATGGCTATGCAGTTAGTATTGATGTTTGTAGAGGGTATTATGTCGGCACTACCTCAACTACTTGCAGTAGGTTTAAGTCTACTAATGCAATTAGTACAAGGTATTGTATCTGCTTTACCTCAACTAATTACAACCGCTATGCAGTTGATACCTGTAATTATAAACGGAATACTACAAGTACTTCCGCAGTTAATTATGGCAGGTGTACAGATAATTATGTACTTAATTATGGGTATAGTACAATGCCTACCTCAAATTATGGCACAAGCTATGGCTCTTATACCTATCATAGTGAACTCTATTATTTCTATGCTTCCACAGCTTGTTGATGCAGGTATTCAGATACTTCTTATGTTAATAAAGGGTATTATTGAAATGTTACCTATTATGTATCGAACCACAGGTGAGATGTTTAAAGGTCTCTTTAATGCCATACGACATATTAATTGGTTAAAGTTAGGCATAAATATCATAAAGAATATCATAAATGGTATTCTAAGTATGGGTAAAGGTTTAGTAGATATAATCAAAGGTCTTATCACAGGTAAAGGTATAGATTTTTCTTCTGAGGGTCAACAAGCAGGTAATTCTTATACCTCGGGTATTGAGAGTAGTGTATTTAACTTTGAAATGCCACAAATGGACGCACCTGGTTTAGACACAACAGGAGCAAAGAATACCTTAGCAAGTTTCACTACTGATGTAGAAAGTACTGCACAATACGCAAATGAGACTTTAGGTGGAATACAAGTACCTAATTTTGAGACAGACGTAGAAGTAAACGGTACTGATAATGCTTCTGGGGTTATGGATAATATAGAACAGAAAGCAGGTACACTAAATGGTGTACAATGCAACCTTGAATTTAAAGCGGTAGACAGTGCTACACCTGTTATGGATAATGTAACGGCTACTGCAAATGCTGTTTCAGGTACTTCTACAAATGTAAATGTAAATGCCAATGACAACGCTTCGGGAGTTGTAACAGGAGTACAAAGTGCAGTATCAGGAGTTCCTGCTGAGCATACTACAGACCTAAAAGCCACAGATAATGCAAGCGGAGCGTGCAGTAATGTTACAGCTAAGGTAAATGCCATACCGAGAACACATACTACTATTTTAAGGGCTACAGATAGGGCTTCAACCTCTATTAATAAAGTTAAGTCGTTACTTAACAACTTACCAAAAACTAAGACTATTACTTTAAATGTACAACAGAATGGTACAATTCCTCATAATGCTACAGGTACTAACAACTTTGTCGGAGGTATGACTTGGGTAAATGAACAAGGTGGTGAGTTGATTGACCTACCTAAAGGTACTACAATCATTCCGCACGACAAGAGTATCACTGAAGCAATGAACAGAGGTATGCAAATGGGGGCAGACGCACTTAAAGGATATATTGCTAATGACAATAACACAGAGCCTATAGTTCCTGCCACTATTGCAGTTAATCAATCACAGGATATAAGACAACTTGCAAGAGCAATGGCTTCTGATAACAGTAATGCAAACGCAAGTCAAGGCAGTCCATCAAATACATATGATTACAGTGTTACTTTTGCACAAGGTAGCATAGTAATTCAAGCACCACAAGGTGGTAATGTAGCTGACTACAAAGAGATTGCGGAATACATTATGAAGTATGCAGAGCGTACACAGCAGAAGAAAGCTATGGCAATGAGAAGCTAATCTAAGAAAGGAGAGATACTATGGCTGAGATACCTTATTTACAACGTAGTGATGTTTGGACCTTTCGTAGTGATATTCCTGATAGCATTTGGAACAAAATGCAAGAGTTACGCAATCAAGTGGGTTTAGACCCTCTTGAAGTAGGTGTAGGTGGTTGTGTTATTGTAGATAAACCCTCTACTGTTTCTTGGAACTCGGAAGTATGGGAAAATGCCTATGCTAATCAGGAGACTAACTATAATAACTTTTGGAACGAAGCACGTAAAACAGACCCTTTACAGTTCAGTAAAGCACAGTATCACGGTTTTATTAAAAACCTTAATACACAAGAGATACGCAGATTTCAATTTAACCCCGAAAAACTTGAATATTCAAGAGGGGTTACTTACTCTGACAGTATATCACCTGGTATGGCTTACCCTGAAACACAGTTTAGTCACGGCAATATCCGAGAGTTTGAAACTGAGTTATTTATGTATGACCCTTATTGTACAGGTCTTATTAAAGAGTATATGTGCTTCTTAGGTACTTTGCTTACACCTGAAACCAATGTTCCGAACTATTCAAGACCCCCTGAACTACTGTTCTACTTTGGTTACTTTATAAGAAGATGTGTACTTACTAAGCTAAACATCTCTAATGAGTGGTTAGACGAGCAAGGTACACCTCTTATGACCCGTTTTCAGTTGACACTCAGACAAGTAGGAGTTGATGAATTATGAGTATATATAAACACAGTAGGTACACAGAGACCTCCGCTTTTTATAGCGGAGGTACTGTACTTACTTTCAACAGAAGAAAGAGACTTAACTTTAGTAATGCTAAAGGAGTATATTATACTTGGGGAGAGTATGATACTACAGATACTATTGCGTACAATAACTATGGCAGTTCCAAGCTATGGTGGGTTATCTTAGACGCTAACCCTCAGTACCAAACAGAACTTGATATAAAAGTCGGGGATACGGTATTTATCCCTGACAGAATGGAGGTATCAAACGTCTATGGCTGAGGAATTTGACAATAGAGAAACCTTTAATGCTTGGATAGCCTTTAGTATAAACGGTCAAGATGTAGGTTTTGAACGTAAGAAAGCCATAAAGAGCATAGAAATAGATGAAGTTGTAGACGGTTTTGATACTTGTACTATTAACATTGAAGACCCCGATATGCTTTATATTTCCGACGACTTGTACTTAGAAGACGTGCCAATGGGAATTGACTTAGGTTTTCATAACGGAACACCTTATAAAGTCAATTTCTATGGTTATATCTCTTCTATAGACATAGAGTTTGGGGAGGACGGTATACCTAAGATTGAGTTGTACTGTATAGATAAGTCACACTTGATGAATAGAGTTAAAAACTCTCGTTCTTGGGAGAATAAGACCTCTAAGCAGTTAGTGGAGTACTTTGCTAATGAATATGGCTTTAAGTGCATAGTAGAGGAAGATTACCCTTTTAATGTTAAAGAGACACTAAGCCAAAGTAACCAAACTGATATTGAATTTTTACAGAACTTGGCGAAAGACGAAGTACAACCCTTTGTATGTAAGCTAATCGGAGACACTCTGTATTACGTCAAAAAAGGACTTTTGTCTACCCCTGTACGTTCTTTAAGCTACAAGCAATATCCTTATGAGATACGGAGTTTTAAACCTCAAATAAACAAAGAGACAAAAGAGTTAGAGACTAAGTATGCAAATTTAACCTCTAACAAGACTATAGACATAGGACTTGCAGATAACATAAACACTTCAAGAGATGTGCAGGGTTATCCTGTTAGTACTTCTGATGTACCTTTTGGAGCAGTTGCCTACAATGAAGACAGAAGAAACCCAAAGTCTAAGGATAAGAACTCAGATAGTCAACAGCAAGCGGATAAACAAATGATTGAACTTGAACTTACTACCCTTACAGGTGAAGTACAGTTAAGAGCCTTTCCGAACTTACTACAACTTAAACCCTTTCAGACTGTGATTATCAATGGTATAGGAAAGTACCTATCAGGACTATACTTTATAACCAATGTAAAGCGTTCTTTAAACAGTGAGGGTTTTAGTGAAAGCATAAGTGTACTAAAGAATGGTTTTGGAGATAGCTTGAAGTTAGCAGATAGCCAACTAAAATTACAATCTCCCGAAGATGAGCCACTACAGGTTTCAGCTTCACAACCTATTCAATTAGGTACTACAGTTCGTGTTTGTGACCTAACTGCAAAATGGGGAGGAGATGAAGACGGAGTTATAGTTCCTGCTTGGGTAAAGACAGAGACTATGACTGTACAAGAGATGAACGGTGACTTGTGTTTGTTAATGCCAATAGATAAATGGATACACATAAGTTATCTTGTTTATGAGCCTGACAGTCCTTATAAAGTTTTAGACGAATGGACTGAAACATCATCAAATTAGGAGGTAAAGAATGAAGAATACAGATTTAATGGGTAAGTTTCGTGCTAAGGTAGTAAATATAAATGACCCAAATAGACAAGGCAGAATTAAAGTGTCTTGTCCTCGTGTTTTATTTGAAGCTACAAGTGCTTGGTGCTTACCTTGTATTCCTTGTGCTACTGACGGTGTAGGAGATTACTTTCTCCCGAAAGTCGGAGATAGTGTATGGATTGAATTTGAAGAGGGGGACATCTCTAAGCCTATTTGGAGTGGAGGTTGGTACTCTGAAAATCAAATTCCTATTTCAGCACAAGAAAGGGTTGACCTGAAAAGAGTAATAACGTATAATGGAAGTACCATAGAACTATCAGAGGGAGCAGTGAGTATTAGTAGTACTTCTACTGTCAATCTAAAAGTAGGTAGTAGTACTCTTTCTTTAGATAGTGGTAGACTATCCAAACTTAAACGCTTGATAGATAGAGCTGATTAGAGGTGATTTATATGCAAGCTACATCTTCTCTAATGGGAATTAGCTTTCCCTTTAGAATATCCAACTCAGGTGGTGTTGCAACGTCTACTGTAAGTACTGTAGATATTTCGCACATCATAGAGAAAATTAAAATAGTCCTTACTACATATGTAGGAGACAGAACTATGGAACAAGGTTACTGTTCACAAGTAGATACACTTGTATTTAAGGACAATGAAACTGCAACGCATACTTTACTTGAATACCACGTTGAAAATGCTTTAAGGCAGTTACAGGACGTTATATCTGTATCTTCTGTAAGGGCACACGGAGAGGGAGAGTATATGTATGTTGACATCAAATTTAAACTCTTAGAATACGACAGAGTTTATTCTCTAAGTAATGTAAAGGTAGGTGAAATAACGAATGAGTAAACCTGTAATTGATTATACTAATGTAGACTATGACGGATTTAAAAAAATGATGATAGAGGGTCTTAAGGACACAATGCCTGAGTATACAGACACCTCTGAAACCGACCCTGGCATTATTATCATTGAATTACTTGCAAGAGGTCTTGATATTATTAATCATTATCAAAATGTACAAGCTAATGAGTGTTACTTATCCACCGCCGAAAGAAGAGAAAACGTAAATACTTGGTGTGATATGCTTGGCTATATCCCTAAAGTTCCGACCCCTGCAATACATACAGAGGTCATTGCTATTTCCGACTTAAACACACAGATTGAAAAGTTTACATCTGTACAAACCAAAGCGGCAGATAGCATAACACAACCTATTTACTTTTCTACTTTGGACGACCTAATTCAAAAGAACAGTGAGGGTAAGTACACTAACCTTTTAGGATATGAACTTTCTGATGGCAGTATTGTAGATACCCTAAAAGACTTACCAGAGGACGACACTCGAACAGTTAAGAACTACTTGTTTTTAGTGCCCGTAGTAGAGGGAAGCAGAATAAATGATGAGCAGTTAGGGTTAAGTGACGGTACTGAAAATCAAGAATTTGTTTTGAATAACTCACCTGCTTACATTGATGAGTATGACGATAACTTAAATAGTATCGGAGGTAACTTACTTGAAGTATCAGTCTCAAATAGTGATGGTAGTGCCGAATATTGGTTTAGAGTAGACAACTTTATGAACAGTGGTAGTGATGATAAACACTATATAGCAAGAGTACTTGAAAATAACAGTGTTCAAATTATATTCGGTGATAATAAGTTTGGTAAGATACCACCTGCAAACAGTGTTATAAGAGCGTCTTACATCAATGGTGGAGGTACTAAAGGTAATGTAGGTAAGTTTACTATTACTGAAATGACTTCGGCAGTAAGTACTGTATCTTATCTGTACAACCTTGAACAAGGTTCTGAACATAGCTTTTATAAGGGCAGAAGTACTAAGTATGCCGATAGATTAGGTACTAATACCGAGACTATACAAAGCATACGCAGAAATGCACCAACACACTTTAGAACTTTGTGGGGTTGTATCTCTGTAGAGGACTATTCAGCAAAGCTATTAGAGTTATTTACTCAGGTAGAATTTGCAGATAGTATAAAAACACCTTTAACAGATACAGAAGATGATAACCCTATTGACGGAGTTGACGTTTACTTTGTGGTAAGAAACACCGAGACACAACTACTTGAAGAGGGTCTTACTGCTTTATCTGCTACTGCACTTCAACAGGTAAGAAGTATGTATGAAGAGCGACAGCTTGTAGGTACTCACGTAAACCTTAAGAAGACTACTTTCTTACCTCTTAACATCACCGCCGAAATGTATACCTTTGAGGGAATGGCAGATACAGAGGAAGACAAAGCAATATTCCAACAAACCGTCACAGAGGTTAAAGAATACCTGAACTACTACTTTAACAAAGCAGGTAAGTTTGATTATACAACCACAGCTTCAATTATTGATATAGAAGCGGACGTAGTAAAGAATATTGATAACGTAAGGTCTTTCCGTATAAGGTCTGTAACACTGCCAAATGACCTTAAAGCACTACAAACGTGGGAGACTGATGATGTAATCATACCTTGTAAACACGGACAGATTATAAGCCTAAGTGATGTTTCAGTATCGAGGAGGTAATGAGTAATGATAACTGCTAAACAGTTTATAGATTATTTGTATTACAAGTGCTTACCTACTGAATGGACGTCACAAGATATGAATATCTACCCTGTAGCACCTTTCTATAGGTACTTACAGGCTCTTGTTGGTTATAGCTACAAAGACCCTTACACTGATGAAGAGGGTAATCTTATAACTCAACACATAGGAGGTTTTGAGCAAGTAATCAATAAGGCAAATGAATTTAATAGCTTGATAGACCCTGATACTTGCCCTTATGAATTTTTTCCTTACCTTTATCAAAGTTTTGGATTGAACTATGATAAAGTCATAGAGACAAAGACAACAGACGATGGAGAGACAATACCTATCTACTATCACCGAAAGTTCTTAAAGAACATAGGTGAATTGATGAAACGTAGAGGTACTATGTCAGGACTGAGATACCTTGTAAGAGTACTTACAGGGTTAGACTTTGTTTATACCTATGAACGTAAAGAAAACGGAAGATTTCTACATATAAACCTACAGTTAAAGTCCATACAAGATAAAGCACTTAGTGAAGAGTACCTAAAGGTACTTGAACACTTTTTAACTTTGGTACTTCCGCACTATATACACTTTGAAATAGGGTCAAGTATCGCTTACAGTGGTATCTTTATTAACAAGCTATTAAGACCAACAACAACTTACACAGTAGAATATAACTTAAAGTCTGTAGATATGGACGCAGACATAGAAAAGGAGGAATAACTTTGGCTACTTGGGAGAACAGATACATAACATTACAAGGACAAGAAATAATCAATAAAGTTGCTACAGGTAAAGGTAAGATTAAGATTACTCGTGTAACAACAAGTAGTGAGTGGTTTCCGTCAGGTACTGACCTTATCACTGTCACCAAACTTAAACACGAAATGCAAGACTTTGGTGGTATCGGAGGTGTTAGTTGGAAGAAAGCACCTGTCAACGAAGACAACCCTAACAATACCGCTTATGTTATTGAAGCACAACTTGACAACACAGTCCCACTTAAAGAGACCAACAGCAAAGGTAATGTTTTAGACAATACGGAGGGTTATAGTCTAAGACAAATCGGTGTGTTCTGTAAGTACATCAATGACGAAAATGTAGAGGGTGATGAAGTACTTATGTTATTTGTTGAGCCTTTGCATACAGACGCTAATACTGACTATGTACCACCGGATAGCTACCCAATACTTATGACCTATTCTTTGCAGTTTAACCTGTTCCAAGAGTTAGGTGATGGTGACGTATTTGTCCAAATGGAAAACTCAGGTGTAGTTACAAAGACCGAAAGAGACAAAGACCTTGCTAACCTAAAGACGAATAACAAGAATAGCTATTCCGAAGCTATTAATGAAGTTCACAAGGAAAGAGACGACTTAGAAGAAAAGACTAATGGTCTTATAGGAACTATAAACAAAGCGTTTAAGTGGAGAGGTAACTGTACAAGCACAGATGATTTAAACACATTTATAACATCTGAACACATAGGTTTTTGGGGTGTACCAAGTAAAAATACTGCCCCTCAAAACTTGCCTGATATTACAGAGGGTACAAACCTTAACTTAACACTTCTAATTTGGGGCAATTCTGATGATGAAAGTAGCAACATTGTACAAGAGGTGTACTCTACAAATACAAGTGCTGTATATCGTAGGTATTATAAACGTACCTCAAGTACATTTACGTCTTGGAATAGACATAAAGGATTGTTACTCGACCAATTTGCTTTATGGGCTGATAAGGCTACTGCTCTTTCAGAAGACCATATTCCGACTTTTACACCTGACGGTGAATTAAGAAGTACAGATATAGAGTTCTCCTCTTTAACTTCAAGATTTAGAGGAGTATGGAACAGCAACAGAAAACTCGAAGAAGCTACCATAGCAGACTTAGGTACTTGGATAATAAGTGATGAAAGTGGTCCTACTGATATGCCTTTGAGTAAACATAACACAGAAGATTGCATACTTATCATACGAGGTGACACCACAAGTAAAAATGGTATGATACAAGAGGTGTTTAACACTTATGATGAGCATAGGTGTTATAGAACTTATGATAGAAACAACGGTTGGAGTTTTTGGAGATATGCTATTACTTCTTATGTAACAGACGAAGAAACAAGTGGTATACTAAAAGGCTATACCCTTACTCATACGGGAGATACTGCGGACGTAGAATGGCAAGCCCCACCTTTTGCAGTATGTACTACTGAGGGTAATGTTGCAGAAAAAACAGTCTCTGTTCCAGGCTTTAAATTAGTTGACGGAGCAAGAATAGTAGTCCGATTTAGGTATAAACACCTAATAAATTCAAGAGCCTACTTAAATGTATCAAATACGGGAAGTAAATCTATATTTCTTTCAAGCACTTGGAGTACTGCTTACGCTGTAGACAGTACAAATACTTGGGACGAGGGAGAAATGGTAGAGTTAGTATTTTATGATGGCTTTTGGTATGCAGTTGCTTCAAGTTTAAGCTTTACCCTAAATAATACACTACCTAAAATTACCCCTACAACTACCCTTGCTACTATATCTCAGGGAGAAGGACATCACACTATGTTAGGTAAAATACAAAAGGCTATAAGTAGCCTTATATCCCACCTAAGAGACACAACTAATCCCCATAGTGTTACAAAAGAACAAGTGGGATTGAGGTATGTACCAAATGTAGCAACAAACGACCAACAACCAACATTTACAGAGGAAAGCACACGAACCAATATAGTAAGCGGAGAAAAGCTGAGTGTATTGTTCGGAAAGATTAAAAAGTGGTTTTCTGATTTAAAGACGGTAGCATTTACAGGTTCATATACTGACTTATCAAACAAACCAACGTCAATGCAAAATCCTTATTCTTTAACACTAACAATGAATAGTTCAGGAGCAACTTATAATGGTGGGTCTTCTGCAAGTTTTGCGTGGTATGCACCAACGAGTGGGGGAACAGCAGGGTATAATTTGATTAGTAATGGTAGTGGTGCTCCTGTATGGCAACAACCACCTTATGCGGTATGTAGCACATCATCAGGAACAGGTGCAAAAACTGTTTCTATAACAAATTTTAAATTAGTTACAGGCACAAGAGTTTCTGTGAAATTTTCAAATAAAACAAGTACAACACCTACACTCAACGTAAGCAGTACAGGAGCAAAAGAAATAAAATTAGTACAAACGAATGGTACATATGTAAGTGTTAATAGCTATAATTCGTGGTCGGCAGGAGAAATTGTAGAGCTTATTTATGACGGTACTTACTGGGTGGCAGTTTCATCAAATATGCGTTTTGTTTCAGGTGCTCAATCTGCAACAGTAATTGTAGGTACAACTTATTCTTCGGGATATTGTGATTATAGATGTGACGGTTCTAATGATGTATCGATAATAAACACTGCTATACAGGACGCATATAGTCGTTTGTACAAAAATGACAGCGATTATACAGGTGTAGCGTATCCTAATCTTGGTGTAAAGGTATTTTTTAAAGCCGGAGTATATAAGGTGAATGGTAATATATACACAGGTAATACCGCTTGGGTTTCAAATAATAATTATATAACGTTGGAAGGTGAAAGTGAAAATGCAGTAACTTTTGTAAAGACAACAGATAATAGTCATAGCCTTATAGATGCGACTGATATAAGTTTTGTATTTAAAAATATTAACTTTCATTTTGCTCAAGTAGCATCAACTGAAATTAAATGTTCAGGAGTTTCTTTTTATGATTGCAACATAACTCTTAGAACGGCAGGTTATTCGGGCGCTAGTTTCACATTTATAGTAGCTCACAATTCAGACAATGGTGTCGTAAGAATGAATGGTGGTTCGTTTACTTTCATAACAGTATCCGGTTGGACGCCATGTATAACAGGTATCGATTGCTATGGGGTTGATATACACAACTGTAATATACAACTTAAGAACGGGGCAAATTCAAACAATGTACCAAGTGGTGACAGTTTGGAATTGAATTTTATATATCAAACACAATCAAATGCTATAAGGGGTACATATCCTAATATAATGAGCCATTGCACTTTTAAATGTTCGGGAAATACATCAATTATTGCGAGTACGGAAATAAGTATAACCGAAAGTGAAATTACGTTGGCGGACAAGAGTAGTAAAATCTCTCATTACGCCACAAGCAGTTCGCAGACGTTAAGAAATATATTCGCAAATAACAGAGTTCATTCAACCGGTTCATATGTGTATATGCGATTTGGAGTGATAACATGTAATTCATTCGGCAGGGCAGATACTTACGGTTTTGTTAGCTCGTCTTACTCTTATTATTTATACAATGAAGTTTGTTGCTCTATTACTGGTAATTTCTTTGTTGGTAGTTGGAGTTTATATTTAGGTTCAAGAAATGCTACTGTAACAGGTAATATGTACAAGGGTTCACTGTCAAAGTCAAGTACATCAACAGGTACGGTTACTATGGCTAATAATGTTGCGGCAAATTAGGGGGTGATTTGAATGTTTGATATTAATAATTTCTATGATTTAGACGGTGTATTACATCTAAACAAGTATAAAATTGTAGTGAGATACTACGATAGTGTAGAAAAACAGACATATGAAGATGTAACGATGTTTTTGAATGATGAAGGCTTGAAAGATATGAAAGAACAACATATTGCTAAACATCAACTATTAGAGTTAATCTCGGAGGAAGTTATAGATACATCCGACTATGAGTGGATGGAAGGATTGCCACTTCAAAGCGATAATCCGATTAAAGAGATTGAGGAGATTTATAACTATGGCAGTAAAGAGGCTTATGAAGCGTCTTTGCCTGAATATGCGGACGAGTTTATGCTTGACGTAGATGTAAGGGTAGCAATGTTAGAAATGGGAATAACAGAATAGGAGGTGATGATTGTGAAACACGGGCGCTCTTATGGGTTGTGTAAGAAGATTGTAGCTGTTGGAAAAATGGGCAAAGAACAAATGCTTGAAAAATTTGATGTGCTTGTCTTGTCTGGTGGATTAACAGAAGATGATTACACAGAGTTGGTTGCAGAAATCAATAAAAATTAGGAGGACATTATAGTGGAAACAGAAAATGAAAAAGAGTTATGGGAGAGACTGACTGCGGTAGAACAGTCCACAAAGTCGGCGCACCACCGCTTAGACAGCTTGGACAAACTAACCGAGAGCGTCCACATCATAGCTACAGAAACTAAAGCAATGCGTGGGGACGTAAATGATATAACCGAACGTGTGGACGAAATCGAAAAACGTCCTACAAAGCGGTACGAAACAGTAGTTACCGCCATTATTACTGCAATAGTAGGCGGATTGATAGGTTATTTTATTAAAATGTTGGGTTTTTAGCATTTTAAAATTAGGAGGTATGTAAAAATGAAAGATTGGTTTAAAGCGGCAGGAATAAGAGCAATCAAGACGATTGCACAGACAGCGATAGCAACAGTAGGTACTGCTGTTGCTATGGGAGACGTAAATTGGGTATTAGTAGGTAGTGCCTCTGCACTTGCAGGAATACTTTCCCTACTAACATCTATTGCAGGTCTTCCTGAACTTGATAGCCCCAAAGAAGAAAACAAAGAAGAAAACAAAGAATGAGGTGTTTAGTATGACTGCAATAGAAAAAGTAATACGAGTTGCAGAGAATGAGGTGGGTTATTTAGAGAAAGCGAGTAACTCACAGCTTGACAGCAAAACCGCTAATGCAGGTACAGCTAACTACACTAAGTATTGGAGAGACATCAAGCCTGACTATCAAGGTCAGCCTTGGTGTGCGTGTTTTGTCACTTGGTGTTTTGTAAATGCCTTTGGTGTTAGCAATGCACTTAAGCTATTAAAGCACTATCCATATGTTTACTGCCCGACTATGGCTTCTCTTTTTACCCTTAATTCCAACCCAAAAGTTGGAGACATAGTAATCTTTAAGCATAACGGTGAATTTACTCATACGGGTATTGTAACCGTAGTAGATGGAGACTACTTTGAAACAGTAGAGGGTAATACAAGTGGCGGTAGTACTATTATAGCTAATGGTGGTGGAGTATGTAAAAAGAGCTACTACAACAGTAACTTACCTGGAACTAAGTTTTGCACTCCTGAATGGAGTATTGTATCTAATGAAAGTGAGGGACTAACAGTGACACAGTATGAAGAGTTAAAAGACCTTATAACAAAACAAGGTACTATTATTGCACAGCTTAAAGCTGAAAATGCAGTACTTAAAGAGGAAAACGTCAAGATAATGAATGTATTGGAGAGTACTTTTGTCTTTGACTATGTAGACGAAAATATGCCTGATTGGGCAAAACCTGCTGTTCTTGCCGCAGTAAAGAGCGGTGCTATTCAAGGTAAAGATGAGAGTGGCAGACTTGGTTTGAGTTATAAGGACCTAAGACAAATTGTAAGAGAGTACAGACAAGGTATTTATGACAAACCGTCAGTACATTAATTATCAAAAATTCTAAAAGTAAAATGTATATCTATATCTCAATACCCCTAATAAGTCCAAAAAATGACCTTAGGGGTATTTTATTTTGCTTCCCTTTAATTTATACCCCTAAAGAGGAATTTGTGTTTTAGAACTGATTTTGAGTGTTTAAAGTCAATTTATTAAATTTTGCTGATTTTAATAAATTAGCCAAGAGAAATGACGGTGTTTAGAAGTTTTGAACAGTTTTAGTGAAAGTGCGGTGACGAACGAAGTGAGGAGTTCGCACTACAAGAGTATATACCTTTAGGTATATACGATTGAATATTATATAATATAATAAATATATATATATAATTAATATTAAATGTGTAATTCAAGATTACGCACACACGAGTATTAAGAAAGGAGAGTTTTGACAGAACTTTTGACGTATGATATACTTACATAGTATTTTAAAGTGTGAAAGGAGAATGCTTATGAAGTTGAGTAGGCACATAAACCGTAATGTAACACTTACAGGTGTACAGACTTTGAATAACCCTACTCGTGAGGAAAGAGCAAAAATCAAAGAAGCATTGACTTTTGATAACCCTGCATATGCAAAAGCTAAAAGGTATAGTGCTTACGTGAGCAGAATTAGTCCTTATTTGCATTATTTTGAGGAAGACAAGAAAAGTATCACTGTACCTCTTGGCTTTGATTTAAGACCCTTTTTAGAGACGAGAGACCTAACCTCTTATGACAAGAGGGTAGTTAAAAATGTTGTATACCCTCCGTTTCTGTTGAAGCTGAGAGAGACGCAAGAGGAAGCCTTTCATTCATATTATGCAACAGCAGGGTATAAAAATGCTCCGAGAAACATTATACAGTTACCTACAGGAAAGGGGAAGACTATTTTAGGACTACAAATAGCTTATGCACTTAGTCAAAGAACTTTGATTATAGTACACAAAGTAGACCTTTTGAATGGTTGGAAGAAAGATATACAGAAAGCCTTTGGGGGTAAAGTACAACCTCACATATTACAAGGAACTAAAAATGTAAGTTATGGAGAACATATAACTATTACTACTATACAGACACTGAACAGACTATCGGAAAAAGACCTTGAAATGCTATCTACTAAGTTTGGGTTGATAATACAAGATGAAATGCACCATTGCCCCGCAAGTAGTTATTCAATTTCTTTGGCATTCCAAGCAAAGTACCGTTTAGGACTTACTGCAACACCCGAAAGAAGTGATGGTTTAGGTCACGTAATGACACTATACTATGGAGATTTTGCTTATAAGTACAAGAACAAGGTCAACGACAAAGATATATTACCTGTTAAGGTTATATCTGTAACTGCACCTGTTTATTTTGACCCTATCTGTACTCAACAGACCAATGGTAAGTGGTTAATAGCAACAGATGAAGATTTAAAAGCAGGTGAAAGTACAGTACTAAAGAAAAATCAATCAAGAATATCAAATATTAACCCAAATTATAAACCTGACTTGGCATACGCTAATATAGATAATGCAGTAATACAGAATGAGGACTTACAGAGAGACGTTGTAAAGAGAATTACAGAGGAACATAAGCAGGGACATAGTGTTGTTGTATTCTTTTCTCAAAAGGCACACGTTAAGCTATTTTATGACCTTTTAAAGCCTGTACTAAAAGATAAAGTGTTCACTTACTATGGTGATAATTCCGAAAAAGAAAACGAAAGAGTACTTGAAACAGCCGAAAAGATAAGAGACACAGTAACTCTAACCACCTATGCAAAAGCTACAGAGGGAACTAATGTAAAACAGTGGGAAGTAGAGTTTTTAGTATCGTCCATAAACAATGGCAAGAATGTAGAACAAGCTATAGGACGTATAAGACGTGTAGCAGATAATAAAATAAGTCCTGTAAGAGTTTATGACTATCAGTACTTATATTGTTATATACTTAGAGGTCATACTTACAGCCGAAAAGAACGCTATAGAAAAATGAACTGTTTAGGTGAACAAAGTACAGTATCTAAGTCGATATTTAAGAGGGGATAAAGAATTTGACATTGTAAGTATTATATGCTATAATTACTGCATAACTAAATGAGAGGAGAAAAGATATGCCAATATCACAAGTAAAAACTATTGAGCAAAAGGTTAAGGAGTATGACAATCTTCGTAAGAAGAAAAAACAACTTGAAGACCAAATGAAATTGCTTTCACAGGAGATTAAAGATTATTCTTCTATCTATGGTACTAAAGATGATAAGGGTAGTTGCTACGTTGATAGCCCTACATACACTTTTGGTACACAGTGTAAGAAGTCAATCAAGTTGAATGGCGAGAAAGCATTGGACTTCTTTAAGACACATAACCTTGAAAAGTACATTAAGACACAGGAGTATGTTGATGAAACTACTGTTGAAGCTTTAAGTCAAGACGGTACTATTTCATATGACGACCTTGAAAGTATGTGTAATATAAAAACTACATACTCTGTACTTGTAACCAAAAAAGAAGAAGTAACGGCAGAAGTAGAAGAACACGAAGTGGCTTCTATGCCTATTGCGGCTTCTAAAAAACCTAAGCTAAAGCTATCAAGGAAGAAGTGATTTAGCTATGCCAAAGGTAAAGACCTCAGTAAAGCTACCTACAGGAGAAGTACTTGAATTATACTATGTAAAGACTTTTGCTGACATTATAGGTAGAAGTACACAGACTATCAAGAAGTGGCATAGAGAAAACATTATACCTGATACATTTTTTCACGACAAAGACGGTAGTAAACTTTATTCACGAGAGATGATGAATGTGGTAAAAAAAGCTATGGGAATATCCAAAGCTACAAGAGGAAGACGTTTAGACCTATCTCCGTTTAGTCCTACAGTCTACAGAGAGTGGGAGAAGTTAAAGCTAAAATACACAGGTAAGTACAATCCACAAGTACCTAAGAATTTTCAGAAAAGGAGAAGTTAAAAATGCCAAAGTTGAAGAAAAAGAAGACAGAAGAAGTTACAGAGGAAGTTGTACAAGAAGAAACAACTACACCTGCTGAACAAGAGGAACAAAAGCAAGAGAACATAAACGAGGAAGAAGCACTTGCTCTTGCTAAGCAAGTTGAAGAGGACGAAAATAACACAGTACACACTGATAAGCTGAATAAAGCACTTAAAGTAGTACACGATAAGTTCGGTTTGGACGGATACAGTGTTATGTCTTTTAAAGACGGTGGCTCTAAAGTTGAGGTATCTGTAACAAACGGTGACTTTGACCTTAAAATCACTATAAGGGATTGTGAGAATGAGGGAATATATTAAGGAGTGATATTGAATGAAAAAGCTGAAAGCTAAGGCAGTAGAAAACGCAACAGTAACCAAAGGTAATAATAGAAAAGGTTTTGAAACTCTCAAAGAGGGAGTACCTTTAGACCACAGTGTAAAAAGTGAAGTAAATGCAGGACAGAAATTTGGCTTGTCAAAAGGTATCACCAAGAATATGGGTGACTACGAAAGTCTAAGAGTTGAGTGTTGGTTGTGTGATGAAGTACAACCGAATGAGACACCAAAAGAAGCCTTTAAGAGAGTTGATGAAACACTTAATGAGGTAATCGAAGAAATAGTATTCACCACTGTAGAGGACTACACAGAATAAGGAGAGCGGTAATGCTCTCTTTTATTTTGACTAAAATTTTAGTATGTGCTATAATTTATGAAAAGCATAAAAGAGGTGAGATACTATGAAACGTAATATAGCTAAAACACAAGACCTATTAAAAGGTTTTCGTAATTTGAGAAATCAAGTAGTAGAGCCTGAGGGTAAGAAATCAAAGAAAAAGCAGGGTAGAAGAAGTAATAAGCTGACTGCATATGAAAAATTTTTAAAGAAATATGTAGATTTAGAAAATACAATAGATACCTTTAGACCGATTGACTTGCTATTCTTCTTTCGTGAAAAAGCAGGTGAAGCAGATGTAAGGTATGTAATAAGCAATCAAGCAAGAGACTGCGGAGTATTTAAGCTACTATTAGACAGATATGACCCTGAGGAAATCTGTTTAATGATTGAGTTTTTATTCCTGAGTGAGCAAGACTACTTAGACAAGTCAAGACTACAACCCACAGTACTTGCAAGCAGGTGGTGTAATACTATTTATCAAGACAGTCTTTTGTGGGTTGATGATAAGTATGTAAACCGAAAGAAAGGTTATAGCAAACCTGAAAGAGAATTTAATGCAAACAATAAAGATACAACACAGTTAGGGGGTTGGAATTAGTGAGACCACTAAGAACACACATTAACTATACAAGTCTTGATATTATAGGTATTCCTAAGAAGTTTCAGTCTATGACTTTAGAGGACTTCAATACCTATGATACAGAAGAGTTAGAAGAAGTAAAAGACTATATGCAAGAGTACATCAATAAGTTTGATACCCATAAACTATATGAGATAAACGGAATACTCTTTTATGGCTCAAATGGTGTAGGAAAGACTATGCTTGCAAGTTTAATACTAAAGCAAGCATATATACACAGATATTCTTGTAAGCGTATGACTTTTGTGGACTATATCAGTATGTATACAAAAGCGTGGGGGTCAAAGTCTCCACAAGAGAGAGAAGACTTAACTTATGACTTGTTTGTTCAAGCAAAGGGCATTGAGTTTCTTGTGCTTGAAGAAGTCGGAAAAGAGATAGATAGTAAAGTAGCTATACCTATTTTGGAAGACTTGCTTAGATACAGAGAAGATAAAGGGTTAGTTACTATAATGTGCACTAATGTCCGACCATCTGTACTTGAAGAGAAGTACGGAGCAAGTATAATGTCTTTAATGAAAGGTAATATGTTCCCTATAACTATTGTAGGTAAAGACAGAAGAGTAGCTAATACAGGAGGTAGAGATGAAATTAGTTAAAAGTGGCTTTAAGCTGAATAAAATTTATAATGAGGATTGCTTTAGAACAACCAAAAAGTTAAAAGTATACGTAAGGATAATCCTAATCAAAAGTATTATGAGAATATTTTTAATTTCATTGAAGCCAAGAATAATGACGGTAGCTGTCCTTATAAGGCGACGTATTCTACAGAATTATGTACCAAATTACTTGATATTTATGCACCTATCGGGTCAGTTGTTTATGACCCATTTATAGGTACAGGTCTACTGCTGTATCTTGTATGAGGGAGGGTCTTGACTTTATAGGTAGTGAGTTATCTAAAAATCAGTGTGAATGGTCTGAAAACGACTTAAAGATATAAGAATGAGGTGATAAAATGTTACACGGAGATATATCAAATATTATAGGTGCTACTATAGCTTTTAGATGTGAAGACAGCTTGTTTAAACCCAAAGAGGGTAAGTTAGTTGACTTCCTACAAAAAATCGCCCCAAGTACCAAGCAACGTTTTCTAATGGATAGTCTTAGTGAAGAGTACCTAAAAGCTATGGAGTACATCTATAGAAATACTGAATATACAGTAGATTTGGTAATCAATGAAGATAATTATACACCGCACGTCGCAAGTGTACTTGAAGACCTGCCTTTTAACCGTATTATCAAAGTTAGAAATGAGGGTAATATCAGTGCACGTTTGTTAATAGGTGATATAACTATTTATGTAGATGAGAGTACACAGCGTAGAGGTTATGTAAATAGTAAATATGCAGTACCTCTGAAAGAACTAAGTAACTTAATAAAAAGGAGAGCCTAAAGAACTATGAGTGAGAATTATGATATAGACAGAGGGTTTATATCTAAGTTGATAGAGACTAAGGATATTAAATTAGTCAAAGAACAACAGATTAGACCCTCTTTCTTTACAGGAGACAGCAAGCGAGTTTTTGAGTACATAGAGCGAGTGTTCCGAGAGACAGGAAGTATTCCTACTGAAAGGGTTATAGCACATCAATTTCCAAAGTTTAAGTTAGACCACTTAGACAATAAAGTCGGTAATGAAGAAGACTTAATATTTTGGTGTAATGAACTTCGTACACGTACCCGACATAACCATTTAGTTGATACAGTACAGAGTATGGCTGATGAGTTAGACAACGGTGATAGTGAAGAAGCATACAAAGTGATGAAGAAGTCTATAGCCTTTATAGAAAATGAAGTAGTAGGAAGTACTGCCGTAGATATTACACAAGATACCAAAGAGCGTAAACAAGTATATTTAGAGCGTAAGAAGAATAAAGGTATAGTTGGTATTCCAACAGGCTTAGACCACCTTGACTATGTAGTTAAAGGTCTTAAAGGTGGTACTCTAACTACTATACTTGCTAACACGGGTGTTGGTAAGACGTGGCTTGAAGTAATTATTGGTGTAAACTGTATGCTTAATAACTATACTGTATTACAGTTCGTAACAGAAATGAGTACTGAATTAATGAGGGACAGATATGAAGCCCTGCTCTATGCTAAGTGTTATGGAGAGATAAGTTATAATCAGTTTAAGAGTGGTGCTTTAACTGCCGAAGTAGAAAAGCAGTACTTTCAATTCTTAGATGAGGACTTGCCAAACTTAGAGCCTTTGTATGTTGAGACCGCTACAAGTGTTTCAGCTATGGAAGCTACCATAGAGAAGTTAAAACCTGATGTAGTACTTGTTGATGGTGTTTACTTAATGGAAGACGACCAACAAGCGAAAGATGATTGGCTTAGAGTAACACACATCACAAGAGACACAAAGAAGTTAGCTAAGAGGTTAGACAAGCCGATTATTATAAATACACAAGCTGATAAGACTACAAGTAAAAAAGGACCAAAACTTGATAGCATTATGTATACACAGGCTATTGGACAAGATAGTGATGATGTTTGGGGATTGTTTAGAGATGAAGTAATGATAAATGAAAAGGAAATGAGACTTGACGTACTAAAGCAACGTGAGGGTGTATTAGCTAAAATAATGATGAATTGGAATTTTGATGTAATGGACTTTACAGAGATTTATTCCGAGAACTCAAAAGCACCAGACAACACACAAGACGTTGAAAGTAATGTCATAGGTATCGACAATTTAGAAGATGAGGAGGAATAGCAGTGAATATAAGTAGACCTTGTAAATGTGGTTTTGAGCCACATACTACAGAAAGTTGTTATCAAACTGACTGCAAAGGTTATAAAGAAAGAGAGTTAAGGTGCGCTATACTTGAATTTAATAATGAATTTAGCAAACTACAGCATAAGTATGATGAAAGGGTACGCAAGCTACTTAATTTGAACAAGAGAGGTTAAAAGAAAATGGGTAATCTATTTACTAAAGACCAAGTAGAAGACTTATTGAACTATATAGGTGTAGACAAGATACAACAGTGGAAAGGTGATAAGATAAACTTCTGTTGTCCTATTCACGGAGAGACACACCCGTCTTGTGGTATCAATATTGATTACACTAATGAAGATAGAGATATTAGTCACGGGCAAGTGTTTAACTGTTTTGCTTGTAATAAGAGTGGTAATTTAGCGTGGTTTACTTTTCTGTCTATGCCCGATAAGTTTAAAAACTATTCTGAAGCAGTAAAGTTCTTAGAGCAGAGATATGGTGTAAACGTAGACCAAGTACCTAAACATAAAGGTAAAATACACTTGTTAAAGCGTTATGGTGAACTTACAGAGAGTACTGCAAGAAAAGCACTACCTTACTATAAGTTAGCACCTTTCAGAAGTGGTAAAGAAACTTATGAATACTTTTATAGTAGAGGGTTTAGTAAAGCTGAACTCATAGAGTATGAAATAGGCAGAGATATTGAGAAAGAGACAGTAACTATACCTGTATTTTGGGAAGACCATACTCTTGCAGGCATAATAGGCAGATATATTGACCCGAACAGACCTAAAAATTACAGGTACGAAATTTACAATGAATTTAGTAAGAGCAGTGTATTATTTCCTTTAGATAAGGTAGAGCCTGAGAATAATACAGTAATTCTTGTAGAGGGTCAGTTTGACTGTATGATGATGAGAAAGTGGGGTTATAAGAATACTGTATCGTCTTTAGGCAATAAGCTGTCTTATGCTCAAAAAGAACAGCTTAAAAGCATATGCAGTACAGTTATAGTATTGTATGATAATGACGAAAGAGGAATAGCCGCTATAGACAGAGCAAGGAAAATGCTCAAAGACAGTTTTAAGGTAAAAGTATGTGATTATACAGGTGTTGTAGGTAAAGACCCTATAGAGTGGGGAGAAGAACAGACTAAGCACATACTAAGTACAGCGACATTAATTAAGGCAAAACTGTATAAGATTTGACAGTATGCCTATTTAATGATATAATATAAGCAACCCATTCTTGAAATAGTAAGGTTAATAAGATTAATAAGGAGGTAATAACAATGGGTTTATTTAAGTCAGGCTATAAAGCCGTAGAAGATGAAAAGAAGAGACAAGAGAACAGAAGAAGTTTATACCGCTTCTTTGTAACAGGTGACGGAGCAGAAGCAGACATTCGCTTCTTGACAGACATACCTATTACTTTCTCGGAACACAGCATTAAGACAGTGAGAAATGGCAAAGAGTATTATGATAATGCTATTTGTACGGCAGACGAAAGTCCTTGTCCTCATTGTGCTAACGGTGAGAGACCGTCATTCAAAGGTGCTTATCTAATTTGGGATAACAGAGAATTTGAAGCTAAAGACACGAATGGTAAGAAGAAGAAAGTACACGGCTCTCTTAAGTTGTACGTAGCAGGTACTAAAATACTGTCGCAGATACAGCGTTTATACTCAAAGTATGGACTACTTGACAGAGAGTACACAGTAGTCCGTTTAGGAGAGGGAACAAGTACTACATATACTTTTGAAAGAGGAGATAAGTTAGAGCCTTTAAGCACTAAGGAAATAACAGAAATGCTCCCTGAAAATCTAAGAAAGATATATGACGGTACAGAGGACAGTCTTTTAAAAGTTGTTGAAAAAGTCCTTGAAAGTGAAATATCAAACAATGCCAACAATAATTCACCTGACAAAGATAGAGACGAAGAAGAGGACGAGAGAACTTATAATAAAAATCTTGTAAGTGCAGATGAAGACGAAGAAGAGGAAGAGAGACCTAAGAGAACGTCTGCAAAGAGCATTTTAAAGAGAAGAAAGTAATTTGATAAAATAAGGCATATGTGTTATTATAATGATAGCACATATGCTTTTATTAATTATGAGAGAAAGGAGATAAAGCATTTGAGTTTTTATTATAAACCTGTAATGACTTCCTCTATGATAGTAGATGAGTTATGGAAGTTGAAGTCTTTAGCCAAAAAGATGAACTCTATAGAGGAGTTTGCATTTGATACAGAAACAAATACTAAAGATTGGGTAGTAGCAGATAATGATGTGTTTAGAATAGTAGGCATATCTATTTCGTGGGGTTTTAACAACAACTACTACATTCCTTTAGGTCATAGACGTGATGAAGATTACTATAATCAACTCGAAGAAGAGGTAGTAGTGAAGTACTTAAAGCCTTGCTTTGAGAGAACAGATGTAAGAGTAATTGGACACAATTTAAAGTTTGATATGCACGTTATGAGCCGTATTGGTATTCACATTCAGACAGCCGATTTATTTGATACAATGATAGCAGAATGGCTTTGTGATGAGAATACACCAAACGGACTTAAAGGCTGTTCTATGAGACGATTAGAGATAGCACAGACACACTTTGCAGAGGTTACGAATACAGTACCTAATGAAGTTAAAAAGCAGTTCGGACTAAAAGCAAGTAATAAAGCTACTATGGACTTAACCCTGATTGAAGATTGTGCACCTTATGCTTTAGCCGATAGTTTTTATACGTGGTGTTTGTATGTAGGCTATCTTGATGAACTGCACAAAGAGAAAATGGATAAAATCTATAGTAAAGTGTACAGAAAGTTTATAAGAGTACTGTACACTATGGAGGAACAAGGTGCTAATGTAGCTGTAGACCGACTTGAAGAAATGGACGTTGAGATAACTAAAGACCTTGAAGAAATGCTCGCAAAGATGTTTGATTTAGTAGGTATGGAATTTAACCCGAATAGTAATAAGCAGTTACAAGAGTTACTGTTTGGGTATGTTAAAGACGGAGGTACACCTACTAAGTTAAGTGATGTTTCTTTCGGTTTCAGACAAATAAGTGCTACTAAAAGTGGTGCACCTCAATGTAACTCAGATACCATTTGGACACTCTCTAACTTAGAGTTTAAGAATAAGCGAAAAAAGCAAGGTGTAGAATTTTGCAAGCTACTTAATGACTATAAGAGGTTAGGAAAGTTAGCAAGTGCCTTTGTGAGAGGTTTGAAGAAACAGTTATATAGTGACGGTAAAGCACACCCTACCTTTAATATCATAGGTACTGATAGTGGTAGAATTTCTTGTTCACGTCCTAATCTACAACAGTTACCAAAAGCAGGTGATGATGATAAGTACCAAATTCGTAGCTTGTTTATCGGAAGTGACTATGTATCAGATAGTGAGGGAAATTGGGTAAGTGATGATGTCGAAGAAGCATATAACCATAGGAATTTAGAGATAAAGCGTAAGAAGATAGTAGCACTTGACTTTGCTAACCTTGAAATGCGAATACTAACCCACTTTAGTCAGGACCAAAACCTACTTGATATGTTTAATAACGGTGATGATACTCACGGTAGTACTGCTGTCAATATGTTTGAGTTAGATTGTAACCCTGATGAGGTAAAGAAGAAGTACCCACATTTGAGACAAGCCGCAAAGGTAATTAACTTCTTGTTAATGTATGGAGGCTCTGCTCCGACTTTGTATAATAACTTAAAGGGAGACCATTATAACCCGATAGATTTAGGAGATAAGAAGTATTTAGAGATGTACCACGTAAAGAATGGTAAAGATGTCGCACAAATCTATATTGATAAGTACTTTACCTCTTATGCAGGTGTAAGCACCTTTATTAAAAACCAAAGACGATATGCACACCGCCACGAGTATGTATATACCCTTTTAAAGAGGAAAAGAAGACTGCCGAATATAAATTCATACAGTCCAAAGGACGTGTCCTATTGTGAGCGTTTAGCCGTTAATGCGTGTATTCAAGGTAGTGCCGCAGATTTAACAATGTCTGCTCAAAATCGAGTTTTTGCAGACCATTGGTACGAAGAACACGGAGTACATATGATACTTCAAGTACACGACGAATTGGTGTTTGACTGTCCTGAAAAGTATGTAGATGAGTGCATAGAGAGGACTAAGCACTATATGGAACACGCTTTTGGAGATAACGTAAGTCTTAATCTACCTATGAGGGCAGACGCAGACTTTGGAGACAGTTATCAAGAAGCAAAGTAAGAGGTGATACTATGAAGAAGTTATTGAAGAAGATAGGTAAACTATTTTGCGTACACGAATTTGTTACAAGAAGATATGCACCAAAGACAGCAGGGTATACAATGACCGAAGTAAGAAAGTGTGCAAAGTGCGGTAAAGTACTTTGGAAAGCATATTATTAATACTTAGGGTAGCTAATGCTACCCTTTTTATTTTGCAATTTGACAGATATATTAAAGTGTGTTATGATAATCATACAATTTGAAAAGATATGATTGTAGAAAGGAGTTGAAAGCCAAGTGAAAACGGCAAGAACGACTATTGAGACCAGTGTTACACTTATGGAAGAAGTCAAGAAGAAAGCTAATTCTAATAGTGAAAACATTGGAGACTTTATCACAAGAGCCTTGCTTAATCAACTTGAAGCTGAGGGTGATTTTGAAATTAGAGAAGAAGTGGAGGAAGAACTAAATGGCAGTTGTGAAAAGAAAATCAGTAACCAAAAAAGCAGAGCCTAAAAAGGCTACTACACCAAAGAAGAGCAATCCTGATTTGAATAAGATTGTGGAGGGACTGAATAAGAAGTTCGGAGACAATGTAGTAGCAGTAGGTTTTAGCAAGACCTATGCACAAAGTAACAAAGTACAAAGAATACCTACAGGTAGCTTTACACTTGATATTGCTTTAGGTGGGGGACTTCCTTTAGGTAGGTACATTGAAATATCTGGTGCTTATTCTTCTACAAAAACCTCACAAGTACTTGATATTATAAGAGAAGCACAAAAAGCAGGACTTATATGTGCTCTACTTGATGTAGAGGGCACTACTGATGAGGTGTATTTGAAGCGTAAAGGGGTAGATGTAGATAACTTACTTTATTCAAGACCCGCAGGAATGGAGGAAGCCTGTGACTTGATGTTAGAGTTACAGAAGAGCGGAGAAGTACATTTAGGTGTAATAGATAGTATCGCCGCTATGTCTCCAAATAAGGAACAAGAGACCGCAATAGCCGATAGTGTTCGTATGGGTATCCCTCAACAAATACTCGGAGAGTTTTTCCGTAAGTTTCAAGCAAACAATAATAAACTTGATAGAGAGGGAAAGACACCTTTTACACTTATTGGACTTAATCAGCTAAGAGAAAAGATTGGTGCTTATGGTGACCCTGAATATACACCGGGGGGTAGAGCAAAAGGTTTTACCTGTAGTGTAGATATTCGTCTCCGTAGAGGAGATTGGATAGTACAAGGTACAGGTGTTGACAAAGAAATGGTGGGTCAAGTAGTGAAGTTCAAGATTGAAAAGAACAAGACCTATAAGCGTATGCAGTCAGGAGAGTTTGATTTTTATTTCAGTGAAAACAATGCAGGAGTACCTGTTTCATACAATGATACAGAAAAAGAAGTTGTTGTATGTGCCGTTGAGTATGGTGTTATTGAAAGAGCAGGTGCTTGGTTTAAGTATGAAGACAAGAAGTTTCAAGGACTTGCTAATCTTGTTGATGAACTTAAAACCAATCCTGAACTACTTGCGGAACTGAAAGAAAAAGTAATGTACTTGAGTACAAGGGAGAACACATAAAATGTCATTCGGAAGAGGTTATGCAGAGTTAAATACTCGCTTAGAAAAACGGTCAAGATTTACTATGTCGTGTTATAATTGTGACTATTTTTATCAGACCGCAGAAGATGAAGAAGAGGTGTGCCAAAACCCCAATGTATTACAGTATGATATGGTTGTATCAGAGAATAATATATACTGTAACCTTTGGACTAACTGCAAGGATAAGCAAGACCAAAAGTTACGCAGGGAGAAAGCAGTACCTACTGTAAAATCAATATTTAAGAAGAGGTGAGTACTTTGAATATAACTTAGACCACAAGGAGGTTAGCAGATGAGTACTGTTAAGAAGATTTCCCAAAAGCAAGAAGCAAAGGTAGCTAAAGACCTTAATGCTAAGACAGTAGTAGCAAGTGGTGCTTTATGGGGAGCAAAAGGTGATGTCAGAAGTGATAAGTACCTTGTAGAGTGTAAAACCACAAGCAAGTCCTTTTATTCCCTTACATCAAATGTATGGGGTAAAATAAAACGCGAAGCTATTAAAGACGGATTGAGAGTACCTGCTATGTGTATTGAAGTAAAAGGGCAGTCTGTAGCTATAGTTGAGCAAGGGTTAGTTCAGGACTATTTGACAGAACATTGTATAAAGATATATAGTGTAGATGTGCTTGCAAAGTCCTTTAGAGTTAGGGCAGATTATGATAAGCCTGTAGCTTATACCTGTATAGATAAGAGTTGGGGCAAACACCCTGAAAAACTTGTACAGATGGGTTGGGAAAACTTTGTAGCAATCGCAGATGATTTAATATAAAGAATATGAGGTGAGTACATAATGGCTTTAAAATCAGTGTTTAGTAGTATGAAGAGAGAGGGTTATGTGATAAAGCCTTTGGACTACTACTTACTAACACTTAACAAAGAAGACAATGACAGGGCGATTAATGTAAATGCTCCGTCACAGATAGGTAGCTGTTTACGTTCACGCTACTATGCACGAATAGGAGCAGAAGCAGACCCTAATACTGTTGACGGAAGACAGAGAAGAATATTTGATAATGGTACAGGAGTTCACGAGAGACTTCAAGCATACTTGAAGAAGCAAGGTATGTTACTTGCTGATGAAATACCTGTTATTAATACAGAGTACAGCATTCAGGGTCATACTGACGGACTTCTAAAGTTATCAAGTGCTGAAATAGGAGTACTTGAAATTAAGTCCATAAACAGTAAGGGTTTCAGTAGCTTAAAAGGTGCAAAAGAAAATCATAAGTTACAAGGAATATCTTATATCTACTGCTTAGAGGAACGCAGAAAAGCACTTCACGAAAAGTATAAAAATATGCAAGCGTTCCTATTGGATAAGAAAGCGAGATATAAGTACTATGAACAGTTTTATCAACATTTAAAAGGCGGTACTAAGCATAGCCGAGATGAGAAAATTAAGTTTCAGTGTGACCTGCATAATCAGTCGGATAAAATACTTATGCAAACGAACATTCCTATAACTAAGGCAGTATTTCTTTATGAGAACAAAGATACACAAGAACTTAAAGAGTACCTTATAACTACCAAGTCTGAAGAGGGGGCAAGCTATTTGGACAGTATCTTAAATGAGTGTGCTCTTTTAAATAACTATGTGGATAAGAAGAAAGCACCACCAAGAGAGGGTACTAACCGTTCCTGTACACAGTGCCGTTGGTGTAACTATAAAATTGAATGTTGGAATTGAGGTGCAAACTATGCCAAACAAACTACCTAAAAAGCAGAAAATCAACCCACGTAAGATACAAGAGGACTATGCTTCACGCATAGAAAACTCATTACAGAAAGACGGAGTAGCCTTATTTGATGAGAAGTACTTAGATATAAATGAGGAGTATTTAAGACTACCAAGAGGGATTACAGAAGTAACATCTAAAGAGTTGGGAGAGTACCTAAATGCTTTCACGCAACAAAAGATGTACCTAAGAACAGTTGCAGGACGTGTCCTATTGTATATCGAAGAGTGCAGACGTAAATACTATGAGGTAAGTGCTGAGAAGTACAGACGTTTGTCAACGGATAAGATGTCAGAGACTGCAAAAGAGAGAATTATTTTAAGTTCCCCTGAGGTAAGACCCACTTACGAAGAGTATATGGACTTTAAGAATAAAGGAAAGATACTTGAAAATACAATCGCAAACATAGAAGATACAATCTTTTTGTTAAGTCGTGAAATATCACGAAGAACAGGAGATTTCGCAGAAGACAGACGAGAATATAATGTGTCAAGGAGGTAAAATTAAATGCCAATCTTTAATAGGGGTGCTAAAGGAGTAACACCTAAAATAGACACATCACCTATCACTTTAGATGATGTTCAAAAAGAAGCAGTTGAAACAACTTTTCACAAAGTACTTGTAGTAGCAGGTGCAGGTTCAGGCAAAACAAGAGTACTTACTGAACGTGTTAAGTACTTACTAAGCCAGGGTGTAAATCCTTGTAACATAATTGCTATCACTTTTACAAATATGGCGGCAGAGGAAATGAAAGAGCGTTTAAAGACAGTAGAGGGTATAGGAGACACTTTCATAGGAACTATACATAGTTTTGCTAATAAAGTTATGAGTTTGTCAGGAGAGACCTATACTATATTTAATGACAGTGTAGACCTTGACTTTCATAAGGAACTCATTGAGAAGTACTGTAAATTCTTAACGCTAAAGAAGTACTTGAAGTACAGAGACTTAAGAGAAGCAGTAGAACGAGGAGAACAAAGAGAAAGTACTTTAAACAACTTTTTAACACCAAGTGAAGTGGCAGAACTGCACTATATCGAAAGACCTGATGTAGATAGGTGTGCAGACCCTAATATAATCAAGAACTACCCTGAAACAATAAAGACACTTTGTCTTGACAGAGGAGTGATTGACTTTAATCAGCTGTTAAAAAAGGCTACTGAGTACTTTAACTCAATTAAGGCTTTTCCTGAACACGTACTTGTAGATGAGTTTCAGGATATAGATAGCCTTGAAGCAAAGTTTCTAAAGTCGCTAAAAGCACAGAACTACTTTTATGTCGGAGACGATTATCAAGCTATCTATGGTTTTAAAGGTGGTAATGTATCTCTATTCCGTAATTTATATAAGTGCGCAGATTGGAAGACGTACCACTTAAACTATAACTACCGTAACCCTCAATGTATTGTTGACTTAGGTTTTAAAGTAATGTCACAAGTAAAAGAGCGTATTCCGCACAACACAAGAGTAATGTCTAAAGAAGTGGGAAGTGTGAATATTATGTCACGTTACACAGGTAAGCCATTCCTTGCTGAAAGTCTTTTAAACCTAAGTGCAGAAGAGCGTAAAAGCACCTTTGTACTAACGAGAAGTAACAAGGAACTGTTTGAGCTAAAGAACTACCTTGATAATGTTGGAATACCTTGCAGTACTTTTAAGCGTGAGGGAATGTCCTTAGCTGATATAAATTATATTATGAGCCTGTCGACAGTAAAACTTATTACAGTGCATACATCAAAAGGGTTAGAAGCAGACAATGTACATTTGTGGGGTAACTTCCCTATCTCTGTACCATACTACTTGCTTGATGAGGAAGAACGCAGAGTAATGTATGTAGGAGTAACAAGAGCCAAGAAGAACTTAACAATATATAATTAAAAGGAGAATACATATGTTAGATAAAGAGACACCACAAATTGGAGAAGTATATAAACACTTTAAACGTGACCCTGAATTGCCTTGTACGGATAATAGCTATTTATACATAGTAAAAGACCTTGCACAGCATACAGAGACCCACGAAGTACTTGTTATCTATCAGGCACTGTATTCACCATTTACAACCTATGCAAGACCCTTAGAAATGTTTATGTCTATAGTTGATGAAGAAAAGTACCCTGAGCATAAGGGTGAAAGAAGATTTACACTATTAGGAGGAAACGTATATGTGCCAAGAATTGAGTAAAGAAATAAAAGACAGTGGAGACAGAACAGAGTTTGCTACAGGAGCAGTAAGAGACTTACACGAGGGTAAAGGTCGTTTTGACCTTATCCCTCTTGATATAGTAAGTAGGATATTTAATAAAGAGTTTGAAAAGTACAACCCTGTAGCACTTGAAAAGGACTTAAAGCCTGATTATGTTTACAGGGCAGTAGACAACTTTAAGACTTCGGGTAATGTAACTACTCTTTATGTACTTGCTTACTGCTTTATAAAAAAACTTACAAGCGAGAATACTACACAAGGAAGTGCTATGTATAAAAGTACTTGGGAGTTTATGCTTGACCTTGCTATCCACTATGAAAACGGTGCTAAGAAGTATGGAGAGAATAATTGGCAGAAAGGAATACCTGTACACTGTTGTATAGATAGTGCTTTAAGACACTATACAAAGTACAGAGCAGGTATGACTGATGAGCCACATCACGTTGCTTTTATATGGAACATCATAACTGCCATATATGCTATGGAACAGAACAGAGAAGAACTTGACGATTATACTGTGGGCACTTCTAATACAGATGAAAGCTATACACAAGTATGGTCCAAGACTGCACCTGAAAGACTTATTCATTTAAGCTCAGCAGACGATTGGTATGATTATGCAAAGAATAGTGATGTACACGACTTTGAGAGGTTTATTGACTATCTTAGACTATACACAGGTACATTAGACAACGCACTATACCTATACAAAAATGGAAAGCTAAGTGACCTGAAAAAAGATAACCCTCTCGATTACAAGTGGTTTGTTGATGATTGGTGTACAGGTTATGTAAGAGTTTTAATTGGTCTTATGTGTGCACAAGACTTTTTACAGTTGTCTACAGAAAGCATAAATGAGAGAGCCGAAAGAGGACTGAATGATAAAGCAAATCTATTTTAGCCATAAGAGGTGGTAATATGAAGAAAGAGAAGTTCAGCATCATATCAAAAGAGTACTACTCTAACTGTCTTATAGAAGCGGTAAAAGCTAAGCTAAAAGACAGGAAAGTAAGTATAACCTTTGTATCACCTTTTGATAATGAGGAGTTCTGCCCTCATTTTCTTTGGTCTGACGGTGAGTATGATTATGACTTTGGTTGGGAGCATAGAAGAGTACCTTTATTCTTTGCTTGGACACTACATAGAGGTCATATTCGTAGAAGAGCTTTAGGTTATAATGAAAGATATAAAAACACTTGTAAGAGGTGGAAAAACAGGCACAAGAAGTTTGCTATGACCTATGAAGAGTTTGAAAAGTGGTATAAAGATAGAATTACTGACGGTCACTTAGACTTGGTAACTTCAATCTACTGTTTGTTTATTACAGAGACTTTTGATAAAATACCTGAGAACGAACGAGAGAAAGTATGGCAAGAAGACTACCGTAGAAAAGTAGTACAAGGTATAGTACTTCCTCTTGATAATAGAGTACAAGCACTAACAGGTCGAAGAACATAGGTATGGAGGTGATTAAGATGTGATACTATAAACTACTTGAAACACTATAGAATTTATTAAAAGGAGAAGAAAGCAATGCAACTAATTTTAGAGCCAAAAGTAAAAGAGATTGAGTATGAGGGTCTTACCCCTCTAAGCCTTATTGAACGTGTAGGCAGAACTTGTTATAAGTCAACATCTGAGTATACAGAAGAGACCGCAAGAAAGTTTTTTAATATGCTTGCAAGTAAAGGTCATTATTCTATGTTTGAACACGCAAACCTTGTTTTTCAGCTTGATACAAGCTATTGGTTTGAAGATGTTATAAACTGTACCGCATATGATACTGAACTTATTAATGCTTTGAGGTACTTTAATGTCACTCAATTCGGAGACAGAATACTTATCAGCGGAAGTATAAGAGCCTTTAATGAGTGTACTATTTACCCTATTCGTAATCTTCTTTGGAAATGCGAAAATGACGGTGAAGAGATATACCATTATGATACCACAGAGCACTTGACAAGCCCTTGTCCCTACACAGGTAATTTGAGCGGTGTTAGATACATTAAAGACCTGAACACTCTATCAAAATTGACCTTAGATGAGGTTTTAGCACATACATATATGACCCTTGATATTGAGTGTGACAGAGGTATTACTCACGAACTTGTAAGACACCGTAATTGTGCTTTTGCTCAGGAAAGTACAAGATACTGCAACTATACAGCTGATAAGTTCGGAGATGATATTTACTTTATGCGACCACCTGAGATAGCTTTGAAAGACCTTAAAAAGTATGAAAAGATGAAGCAGGCATATGCAGACAGTGAAAAACTGTACAAAGAACTTGTTACAGGAGGACTTGCACCTGAATTTGCAAGAGGTATTTTACCTACCGCTTTGAAGTCGGAGATAGTCATTACAGCTAATCTTAAAGAGTGGAAACACATCATTGATTTACGCTATAAGGAGACTACAGGAAAAGTACACCCTCACATTAAGCAAGTTGCTAAGAAAGCAAAGGAATTTTACGACAAAAAGCTACTTTCAGTAATTGGCTAATTTAAACACTAAAGAGGGTACAGTTATAAAACACTGTACCCTCTTAAATTACTACTTGCAATTTAATACAATACGTGGTATAATGCACTTAAAATAAAGCCTTGTGTAAAGGTATAATATTGAAAGGAGTAGTAAACGTGAAGTTTAAAGTAACACAAAAGGGTTTAGCTAATGCAGAGCAAGTACACGAGAGCAATGTTAAGAAAGGCAGAAGAAGTAAAGTCAAAGGTAGCAACTTTGAGAGAGACGTAGCCAAGAAGTTTAAATCGGTCTACAAAGAAGACTTAACACGTACACCACAAAGTGGTGGTTTCTCTAAGAAGTCTGAAAAGGCTGATGATTTCAGGGGTGATATTGTATGTCTTAATCCTGATGTCGATATGCAGGTACACGTTGAGTGTAAAAATGCAAAGACTTGGAGCTTACCTAAGTGGCTTGAACAAGCTGAAAATGATTGTCCTAAAGGGAAAGTTCCTGTAGTAGTGTTCCATAAACACGGTACATCTAAAGACTACATAGCTTTATCCTTAGAGGACTTTTTTAGTTTAGTGCCTAAGGAAGCAATCTTCAAGGAGGTAAAGTAGTATGCACAGTGTATTGTTGTATAGCTTGATAATTGTTATTATTGTACTTATAATACTTTGTATAGTGTATCAGGTACTTAGACCCATAGTGGTTTGCGGTGATAGTATGTTCCCAACTCTAAAAGAGAATGACATATTCTTTGCAGTAAGGGTAACTAAGCATACAGAGTTTAGAGTAGGAGAGATATACATATACCGTCCACCATATTCAAATGGTAGAAAGCACTATGTTATTAAGAGACTGACACGCATTGAACCCTACAGTAAAAAACTGTACTTTGAGGGAGATAACAAAGATGTAAGCTTTGACAGTAGAGCATATGGCTATATATCTCGTGAGGACGTTAAGTTTCGTGTATTAGTTTAGAAAGGAGTAGTAATTCAGTGAAAGAATTAAAGCAGATTAAAGTATCAGGTAGCACTTCGGTACATCAACTTGCAAGCAGTATTGTAAAGTTCATCAATGAGGGTTATGATATTGAAGTAAGAGCCTTAGGTGCAAGTGCTGTAAACCAAATGTACAAAGGTGTAACCATTGCACGAGGTACTGTAGCACAGAAAGGTAAAGACCTTTTAATTAAACCAGGTTTTGCTGATGTTACCGAAACAGACAAAGACGGTAATGATAAGTCTAAGACAGTAATGGTTGCACATCTTGTCATTGGCTAAGGAGGACAGCAGAATGAAGAACATCACAGTAACAAAGAGATTTACTTTTGAAGCAAGTCATAACCTTATTAAGTATGAGGGTAAGTGCTCTAACTTACACGGTCATTCCTATAAGTTAGAGGTATCTTTTACAAGTGAGTCGAGATTGAATAGCCAAGGTATGGTGTTAGACTTTAATCTCATTGATGAGATAGTAAAACCTATAGTAGATAGGTACGACCACCACTATTTAAACGACTTCTTCTCTAACCCGACCGCAGAAGTTATGGCAGGAAGCATTTTTAATGAGATACAGTACATCTTAAGTGATAGGAATAACATTCCGAACTTTGAGGGTATTTACATTTCAGAAGTTAAGCTGTGGGAGACTGAGAAATGCTTTGTGTCCGTAAAGGGGGATTGAAAATGCAAGGACTAAGATACCACAAACAAGCTAAATGTAAGTACTGCAAAAAGCCGATTATGCTAAGCAGAGCATTAAACCTAAGTGAGCAGAAAAACTATGTCTGTCCTGACTGTCGTAGAGAGGGGGTACGTAGTTAAATGCTATACTATGATGAGGTGTTCCAAAGTATTCAAGGTGAGAGTACTTCCGCAGGTCTACCTTGTGTATTTGTAAGACTGTTTGGTTGTAATGTAGGTTGTTCCTATTGCGACCAACCACAAAAGAAAGAGCAGAAAAAGCGTATAAGCGTTGACAAACTCATAAATAAAATACTAAGCTACCATATACCAAGGGTATGTATTACAGGAGGAGAGCCTTTATTGCAACAGGAAATATATCCTGTAGTATATGACCTTGTTAAAAGGGGTTATGATGTATCTATTGAGACAAGCGGTTGTGTTCCGATTGATAACGACGGTTATGTCAGAAAACATAAATACATTATGGACGTTAAGTGCCCAAGTAGCAAAGTATCACATAAGAATATTTTTGATAACCTTGCTAAACTGCATTTAATAGATGAGGTTAAGTACGTTATTAAGGATAGAGCTGACTATGATTTTGCAAGGGACATTATGAGAAAGTACCCTACAAATGCAAAGGTACTTTTCAGTCCTGTAATGGAACTTGATGAAAATGGTACTTGGAAATGTGCCGTTTCTAAAGACCTTGTTAAGTGGGTATTAGAAGACGGGCTAACCAATGTACGTATTCAAGTACAACTACATAAATTTTTGGAGGTGCAGTAATGTTAGACAGAGAGCCTATAAAAGACTTTAGAGATGAACAGGAACTAAATAGCTGTTTAGAAGAGTGGCAGAGAATACTCTACCTTGATGATTGGGTTATTCAAGCACGTCTCATAGACCGCCCCTCTTTGGAAGAGATGAGTGGTGAAAATCTACAAGGAAGAAATGAATTTAACATCATAAATAAGTCCTCTGTAATTTATGTAATAAAAGCAGATGATTATGCTAACTCTACTGTGCGGAAATACTGTGCAGAGAAAGTACTTGTACACGAACTATTGCACTGTAAGTATAATTGGCTAAGTCCTCCCAATACCTTAGAGGGTAGGTACTTTGATACCCTTGAACATCAGCTTTTAGAAGATATGGCAAAGTCTTTAATACTTGCCCGATACAATATAACTAAAGATTGGTTTAGGAATATTGGGTAGACAAGTCTATCACTGCGGAGAATTTAAAATCTACAGAGCAGGTAAAGGGTACATAGTACATAATACAAACAAGCCTTTTAAGAGAGGTCATACTCATATAAATGACTTCTCTACAGCAAAGTATATAATACATCTTAGCAGACATAAGTTGATACCTAAGCACTTATCTATTTACCTTTGGGTGAGCCTTGAAAGAATAAGTGTTAATAAGGAATACTGCAAGAAGCTAAGATGTATCATAGAAGATAAAACTATAAATAACCAATTTTAAGGAGGAAAACAAAATGGCAAACAAAAACGAACTAATTGAACGTGTATCAAAAGAAATGGGTGTTTCACTTACTCAAGCAAAGACAGCAGTAAACGCAGTACTTCAAGGTATTGGTGATACAGTTATTGAAAATGGCAGACTTCAACTTGTTGGTTTCGGCACTTTTGAGGTAAGAGACAGAGCTGAAAGAAAGGGTAAAAACCCTCAGACAGGTAAAGAAATGACTATCCCTGCAACAAAGGTATTTGCTTTTAAAGCAGGTAAGACATTGAAAGATAAGCTAAACGCTTAAGCCGAATAAAGCAGAGAAAACAGGGTTAGTATTTAATGCTGACCCTTTTTCTATACACTGAAAGGAGAATATAAATGGATAATGATAAAGTAGTAGCATTATGTAGTGGAGGTTTTGATAGTATAGTACTACTCCACGACTTACGACATAACAACCCTGACTTAGAAATACATACACTGTTCTTTGATTACGGTCAGAGAAATAAGGTAGCAGAGCAAAGGTGTGCCGAAAAGGCTTCAAGAAAGCTAAAGTGTACACTACACATAGTAAAGATACCACCAATATCTTGGACTAACAGTAACTTCTATGGTGAAGACTTTAAAGACGCACCTACACAGTACTTAGAGTATCGCAATTTAATCTTTTTCTCTTATGCCCTGTCATTAGCACAGAGTTATGGAGCAACAGGAATTTATGCCGCCATACTGAAATCACATTGGGGATATGCTGATACCTCTAAAGAGTTTATAAGTGCTTTAAATACACTGTCTGAGCTACAAGGTATTTCAATATTTACACCTTATGCAGATGTAGATAAGAATGCACTCGGTCCTTTAGCATTTGAGTATGGTGTATATGTAGGCGATTGGTTTTCTTGCGACACACCAAAGGTAGATGAACAAGGCTTACTTGTACCTTGTGGTGAGTGCCCTGATTGTGTAACTCTAAAGAGGTTTGAATATCAGTTGAGTAAATCGCCTGTACGTGAAGCCTTTGTAAATGGGAAAGTAGACACAACTACACAGAAGTTTCAGGAGAGCTTAAGAGAGTACCCTATAAGAGAATTAAGGGTACTGACTAATAACTCTTGTCAACTTAAATGCCCCCATTGCTTCTATGGCTTTGATAAGATGAAAGGAGACCCTTTAACATATGATGAGATGTATTGGGTAATAAAGCAAGCTATTAATGACATAGGTGTTAAGAGTTTGCACTATGCAGGTAAAGAGCCTTTGTTCAATAGAGATATTTGGAGATACATAGAGAGGGTACGACAGGAATACCCTAACATAGAACAGAGTATTGTTACTAATGGTATAAACGTCACAAGAGACCTTGACTTGATTGTTAAGAACAAGGTAGAACTCTTTCTAAGTATAGATAGTAGCATTTTAAAATCTACTGAGGAGCATATCAGAGATATAGTAGTAACACAAGACCTATTGAATGTCCTAAGAAATAAGGGAGTACCTGTAACAGTCTTTATAGACTTACACGAGGGTACTTATGATAAGGTATATGAACTAATAGACACTCTGAGAAAGAATTGCGGAGTAAGTAATTTTCATATACGTACTCTAAGACCCATAGGAAATGCTAAAAAGAATAACATAATGCTAAGTGAGGATAAAGTGATGTACGCTTTAGTACAGGCTTATACCTACTGCAAGTGCTATCCTAATGAGGACTTTAAGATAACTGTAGATGTAGGCTTAGACTACTCAACAAAGTTGCTACAGGTAGATAATGAGATTACTCGACTAAGCAAAGAGAATTTTGTAAAAGGTTATTTGAATATAGCTAAAAACTTCTCTATCTCTTGGGAGTTATTCTGTAATAAATATGTACATACACTTACTGTATCTCCTGACGGATATATTTTTGGTTGTGGTATGGAACTTGCTAATGCAGATTATGATAAAATTTCTGTAGGAAATGCTCGTGAGTACACCTTAAAGACACTGCTTGCTATAGGTAAAGAGAAGAGCGTTAGTATCAATAAGGACATCTGTAAGGGTGATTGTATCACTTGCAAATTTAATAAGTAACCCTCTTGACAAGTATTCAAAGGTATGGTAGTATTTAGACATAGACATAAGTAGGTGCTGAGGTTTCATATTTCCCTCACACTGTGTATAAGTCCTTATGCCTTAAAATATGTTGTGAAAGGAGGGTGTTTATTATGCTATTCTTGAAAGTATATGCAGAAAGTGGCGACAGTAACGGCAACGGAAACCGTAGAGGCTTTGACAGAGACGACGGTGGTGTAGGTGGTCTTCAACCTACTACACGTGCAGGTGCAAGAGCTGTAGGCAATCGTATTACTCGCGGTGGCGGTGGTAGAACTGGCAGAACTGGCAGATAAGTAGGATAATACCCTGCGTGACCCCAAAGGGAGTTTATTCCTTTTGGGGTTTTATTTTTAGAAAGGAGAATTTAATATGAGTAAGAAAATCACAACACCTGCAACAGTAGGCAAATTTAACCCAAATGGTATTGAAGTAGACCCACAGTCTACACCTGTAGATGCTTATACAGCTACTGCTAAACCTTTTTCAGGGGATAACAAAGCTACAGTAGGCAAACTTCCACAGAAGTATTCTAAAGGTCTTTTGAACATTGACCCTCAGGTTACTATGCCTTGTTGCTACACAAAGACAGTAAATTAAGGAGGATAAATATGAAGATAGAAGATTATGATTGGAGAACAATAGAAGATGGTAATACACTTGTAAGGGCGGCAGAGATACAAGGTGACCCTGAACGTCTTGCAATGGCACAAGCATACCTAAATGCACAGCAGTCGGCTACAAGAGTAGCTTTAGGTAAGAAGCCTACGGGTTCCGCACCGTCACGCAGAAATAAAGCTACTATCGGTAGTCTACCACAAAACTTTTAATTACAAGGGGTGCAAGAGATGATTAATAATAAAGTTGAAGAGATAAAGAAACACGTTGAAGCTATTGCGGATATACTCGGTATTGAGAAAACAGAGAGTAACGAAAATACCCCATTAAGAGTGGCTAAGATGTACTGTAATGAACTATTTGTCAACAGGAATAATGATAATATTGAGGAATTAAATTCTCGTATGAAAGTATTTTCTGCTGACGGTAATTCATCACCTGTTAAGATGGACAATATACCTTTTAACTCTGTTTGTGAACATCATTGGCTACCATTCTTCGGAACAGTGTCAGTACACTATGAGCCACAAGATAAGATAATAGGTCTTTCTAAAATTCCGAGAGTGGTTAAGTACTTTTCAAAGAAGCCACAGCTACAAGAGAGGTTGACACAAGAGATAGGGGAATATCTTGTATCGGTATTAAAACCTAAGTCTCTGACCGTAACAATAACTGCTACACATACTTGTGTTATGTGCAGAGGTATTGAAAGTCCTTGTGATACCACTACGGAGTTTAAATACAATGCTTCGAGAGGGGAGATTAATAGTGAAACTACCTAAAAAGGTTACACCCATCTTCAAAAAAGCAGAGGTAGTAGAGAAACCTAAGTATACCGACCTAAGACAAGTAATGGACTATACACGTCCTCTTAATATTTTCTTTTCGGGTGTTGAGTATGAAAGTTACCTTGAAATACTTTATAACTTGGGTATTCGTAATTTTCTTATGTCTTATGAGTATTTAAGAGGTAAAGGTATTTCTCAGCTTAAAAAGTACCCTGATATGCACTTGTTCATAGATAGTGGTGCTTTTACGTACATCAATGACCCAAAGTATGAGGAGTACACTGTTGAGCAGTGGGAAAACCAAATAGAGAAGTACTTGAATTGGGCTGAAAAACACAAAGACCAAATATTTGCTATTGCAGACCTTGACCTACAGTATGTAGTAGGGTGTGAGCAAGTTTATGAGTGGAGAAAGAAGTACTTTGAGCCGTTTATGCTAAGAACAGGAATACCTGTTTGCTTTATGTATCACGACGAGGGTATGTCTCAATGGGAGTATATGTGTAAGCGTTATCCTTATGTCGGACTTTCTCTTGTAGTTGATAATGGAAATGATGTTAAAGAGATGTTCCGTATAGCTGAAAAGCATAATACACTTATACAAGGTATGGCTTCTACTAATACTCAGATGTTGGTTAATTACCCTTTCTACACAGTAGATAGTACTACTTGGAATGTTGGATTGAAATATGGTGAAATATCTGTTTGGAATGGCTCTAAAATGTCTCGTATCAAGAAGCAAGACTTTCAGTCTAAAGGTTTTCCCATTATACAAAGGTACGACAGAGACTTTGATTTTGACCTTATCTTAGAAGAGGATAAGACAGAAATGATAAAGGTAAATGCCTATGCGTTTGTTATGGCAGAGAAGTACATAAGGGAGCGTTTAAAGTCAAAAATGTATTGGTTTAAAGCTAAGGCACAGAAAGTTGACTTGAATAATCTACCTGAGGACTTCTACCCTACCCAAGAGATGATTAATGACAGGACACTTACACTACCTCAGGCTCAAGAGTATGCTAAGAAGATGAACATTAACCCTGAATATGAGGGAGTACTGAACTTAGTATGTGATTTGACTACTTTTATGAATTGGGATAACCCCGATTATGCAGAACTTGTAGAGTGGTACAAAGACCCTGAGCAAGAAAAACTTATACAGGAACTTCACGACATCTATGTAAACCGTATAGTAGAAAGTAAAGAGGATATGTATTCCGACCTTACTAAATTCTTTACTGAATGTGTTTCAGGTGAGAATGACAAGTTACTACAGTTAGGTACTAACTTTGACCGAATAGTCAAGGAGAGAGAACACTACATAGAAGAGGAAGAGACCGAAGTAGTGGAACTTACAGAAGCACAAGTAAGAGATAGAATTTCTTACTTGCTACCTACCCCTGCTGATGAGGTAGACGAAGTAGCACTTGCTAAAGTAGACAAGGAGATATACAGCCACCTTGACATAAAACCACAGTTTGATGAGAAAGGTAAATTTCTTAAAGGACAGACTATCGCACGAAAGCCTAAAAAGGTGTATTCAGATAAGTACCCTAAATTGGCTTGTGATACTTGTTTAAATGCGGCGAAGTGTCCTGAGTACAAAGCAGGTTATGTATGTGCTTTTAACAAGATGTTTAAGCGTTTTGATACCCGAAATATGACAGATATAATGGAGGGTATGCAGAGTATAGTTGGTTACAATATGGAACGTATGCAAAGGGCAATGATAAATGAAACACTTAATGGTGTTATTGACCCGACCACTACTTCTTTAATGGACCAAAATATACGTTATATGAATATGCTAAAGCAGATGTACGAGAACAGCAGTGCTGAGGTACTAAGACAGTCAAGAGTAATTCGCAATGATGGTACACTTGAAGAGACCACACAAGTAGTTAATCCTCAAAGTGGTGGTATACTTGAAAAGATATTTGGTGGAATGAATGAGCCACCTAAGAAAAAGACTGAGGAAGAGAAGATTATCATTGAAGAGAATAAAGAATAAAATGAAGTCCTATGGAGTGTTTCTGTAGGACTTTTACTTTTGTCTGTTTATATGCTATAATGTAGTCAAATATAAATGAAAGGAGTACTTAAAATGCAAGTACTAAATAAATATCAATTAAATAAGCACCTCAGACGAGCAGAATTAGCCCTAAAACAAGGGTTAAGTGTTTTGTCAAGTAAATTGTCATATGGCACACTAAAAGTCCTTAAAAGCCTAAATTTGCTCCAAATAGAAGATAAGAGGTATACTAACATACTACAACGTAAGTTCTGTAACTTGGGTGTATACAGACTTACACCAAGGGGTAAATTCAATGTAAGCTACGTAGTAGAGCCTATACAGCAGACTGACTTTCAAAGATATAAACTATTTGGAGTATTTAAGTGGGAGAGTATGCCACAGTATACTTACAGTAACAAAATAAGAGTAAGAGCAGAACTTATAGAGTTTCACTATGTGGACGACGTCTCTAAGGAAGTATCTATTGTATCTACTGCACATAATCGAGTTACCAGATGTAGTATGTCAATAGTAAAAGACAAAGGGTCAGATATACCTATGTACACCCTACAGTATGGCAAAGTTACTACTTGTAACTTTAGTAAGTGCCGTTATGGTCTTAATTTTATTATCCCCGAAAGAGAAGACACTAATGGTACTGCACTAAGTGTAATTGACAGAGTAATAATTAAAAGGCTAAGTTCAGAAATGCCAACAGATGTAGAGATACAGGAGCAACTCATATCTTAGGGGAAATTTGAACTAATTTAATAACTGTAGTATAATAAGTTTAAGTGCAGAGTTTGAAGTCAAGGTCACCTTGACTAATAAACCTTTAGGTTTATTTTAATACATAACTCTTATATAATATATTTAATATAGCTTGCATAATTCAAGATTACGCACGAGTATTAAGAAAGGAGTGGTTAAAATGCAATGGATACTTGCAGAAAAAAAAGTTACCTGAAAATAAGAGACCAGTACTTACAACAGTTGTATTCCCTGATGGTTATAGCTATGTAGGTGTCTCCTACTACGATAAAGATTTGGAATGTTGGAGAGACTATGTGACCGACTTTAATGAACCGAATAGAGTAGTAGCTTGGCAAGAGTTACCTAAACCCTATGCAGTAAGTACTAAAAAGGCAGTAGCTGAACTTGAAAATCAAGTACAGGAACAGCAGTCAAAGCGTTTAGCAGAGGACAGCAAGGTAATTCAAATGCTGACAGAGATTAGCGACAAATTAACAGCAATGGAGGAAGAGAAATGAAGATACAAAGGTAGAAGTGGTTATAGCTGAGTAAGAGAATAAAGCTTAAGGAGTTGAAGTAAAGTATGTTAGTTCCTGCAATCTTACATAAAGAGCAGATTATAAGGGAGTTTCAAAAGCAGTTTTATACAGAAGATATGTTCCTTGAAACAGGAAATTTCTATCAATGGTGTCCCAAAATATCCGAAAACCCTGATGAGGGACAGTTTGAGTATGCTATAGTAAAAGACTATAGAGTAGTTGGTTATATATCTTACAGTGTAGACTATTACTGTTCAAAGGTGTACAACTTTGGACTTGTGTCTTTTGATAAAGGTAATTACACAGTTGGTAAAGACGTATTTAATAAGATAGAAGAACTTGTTGGAATGTACCACAGAGTTGAGTGGAGAATGATTAGAGGTAATCCTGCTGAAAGAAGCTATGATAAATTCTGCAAAAAGCATAATGGTAAGAAACATATCTTAAAAGACGCAGTAAGAGATAAATATGGTAATTATCGTGATGATGTTATTTATGAGATAGTACAGAGTACTGTATAAAATCGGGAGTATAAAAATTGAGGTAATAGGTTGACAAGATATAACACATAAGTTATAATACATAATGTAAGGGTACAGTCCTTATAGTAATTAAGTGAATAGGTAAGTAGTAATACAAGTAAGTTATTTGTTTTATCCGTTTTGAAAGAGGTATCAACACTACTTAAGCACTTAAATACTGTATAGGTACTGTACCCTTATTTTATATTTTTGCATAAAATTTAAAGAAATTGCGGAGAATTATATATTTTATAGCCTTTAAGAAAAAGGCAGAAAATATAGTGCATATATAAGAAGCAAAATTTCGGGAAAGTGCGGAGAAAGTATAAAAAAGTTTAAAAAGAATAATAAGGGTGTAGTATAAAGAAGTATATAAAGTAATAGCATAATAGAATATAAATATAACACTTGTAAACACCTTATGTCTATCTCTCTATGCCTCTTTACTCTTCCCTACTCCCTACTCCCTACTCCCTACTCCCTACTCCCTACTCC